CGGAGCACCTGAAATGGTTATGGCCGGTCTCGAAGGCGCAAAGCGCGCTGGTAAAGCTTTGCAGGGTGCTGGTGAGGCTTCTGTGGCCTTGGCCGAGGCCGACCGCAACAATCCTTTTGGTCGTCTCGCTGCCCTGGCGAAAGATTCTGATGCCCCGGAGTGGATGCGCTACGCTGCGTCCTCTCGCCTAGTCAAAGCCGCAGCCCCTGCCGTTCGCGCAGTTGGCGATGTCGCCGCTGGCACCCTTCACGGCGCAGCTATCGGAGCCGCTCTCGGTTCTGCTAATGCCGACACCCCCGAAGAGTTTGGACAGAGCGTTGGACAGATGGGCGGGTTCGGCGGAGCCGCTCGTGCTCTGACCTTACCGGCGCAGAACAGAGCCCGTGTCATGCAGAAGATGTCAGACGCTGCTGCTGAGCTCTATCACCAGCACGTCAGCGAAGGTGTGTCGCCCGAAACCCTCAAGAAAGTTGATGACTCGACGATGATGAACGCTGCCGCTGCGCAGAAAATGTTCGGTGATGTCAAGGTCCGGTTCCTCGATGGAGAGAGCGGACAGTTTGCTGAACAAGCGACCAAGTCGGATGCCTCGGCGCAATCGGCTGGTTTCTGGGACCCGACCGCTAGAACAATTTATCTGAATGCCGACTCTGGCCGAGGAGCCGACACAACCCTTTTGCATGAGCTCACCCATCCTCTCTTCGATTCTGTGGTCGCGAATCGCCCGGAGCTTAAGGCGCAAATTGATTCTTCTCTTCAGCGCACTGGAAAAACGCTCGACCAAGCGAAGCGCGACTACGTCGAACAAATCGTAGGCGAGAAGGGCTTCACCAACCGAGACGACTTCGACCGCGCTGTCACCCAATACATTGACCGCATGGACAAAGGCTCCCAGGCAATTCACAGCGACCCGAACCACTGGATTTATTCTGAGCTCATGGCGGAGGCCGGTATGAAAGCGATGAAGGGCAAGAACCTCGTCACCGACATCATCGACCCTTCTCTGTCGTCCCGAGTTGTCCAGGGCAGCAAGAACTTGCTCGAAGGCCTCGGTGTGAAGTTCAACGAAGGTCAGAACGGCAGGACCATCCTCCCGAACTTCGAAGACACAATCACGAGCCCCGAGCTCCGCAAGTCGACCTACTCTTTGCTCAGAGCGATGAAGGAGCACCGTCCTGGTATCGACGAGCCCGAGCCGCAGGGTGTGAAGATTACTCCCGAGACCTTGGGCAATCACCCAGGCGCGCCGGTCCACGTTCTGCCGAACGGCGAACTGGGTAACGACTTTATGTCCCAGTCTGCTTCTGGGCAGGCCACGGCACGTCCGAAAAAGGACATCCGCAAAATCGTCGCAAGCCGTCGAGCCGAGGTGAACGCTGCGTATCCTCTACCTCAAACTGAGGCCCCGCTTACGCAGGACCCGAAACTGCAATGGCGCAAGACCCCCTCGGGTCTCTCGGAACGCAGCGGCACCACGCTCGGTGCGGACTTCGACAAGCTCCGCACGATTAACGACGACACAAAAGCCAAGGCCCATGACCTGGAGAGCGCCATCGCGAACGGCGAAGCGCGCCAGGGCTGGTATCAGCAAATTGGCGAAGGTCCGGACTGGAAAGGTTCTGTGTCTCGCGACACCGGCAACGTCTCGGCGCAGCACAAACAATTTCTGCCTATCAACTTTCACGTCGACAAGGCCGGGAATATTTTGGTCCGCAACTACAGCCTCGGTGCATTTAATGACAAGGCCCAGGTGTGGGCCGGTCGTCACGGTGACCTCAGCCTCGACCTGTGGGACGGCAACGTCAAAGAATTCAAAGACGACGTCGCAAAGTATTTGGACAACCATAAGCAGGGTCTCTCAGGAGACACCGGCATCGGCAACGAAAAGAAAAACGCCATCAATGCGTTCCTCGTTGGCAAGAACGTCACTTGGGAGAAGGCCAACCCTCTTCGCGCCGGAATGCGCGGGAGCGATGCCCAAGGTATTGTCCGCAGCTACCGCATGGACCGCATGGAGACACTCGCTCCGCACGAGACCGAATTCTCCAAGCCCGACTACTCGAAGCAGGTTAAGAACCTCAGCCCCGACTTGAAGAAACCAATCGAGGTCACTGGGCCGGACGGGAAAAAATACAAAGCGACCTACGACGGAGACCAGGACTTTTCTGCAATCGGAAAAGGCAAGGTCCCTCAAATCACCATGCTCGACGAGGCCCCGGGCTTCACGAAGCACACCACGACCTACGGACCTTCTCTTGAGAGCAAAGGCTACAAGTTCGAGCTGCCCAAGGCCGAGGCCCCGAAAGTCGAAGCCGCTGCTGCCGCTCCTTCTGCTGACCTGCAGAAAATGAAGCGTGGCGCGAAAGAAATTTACGGTGCAAGTCTTCCGGAGAGTGCTCCGCAACTTAGCCCGGACCTCACGCACTGGAGCCAGGAGGAAGGCCTGAAGACACTCGACCCAGAGAAGCACGGCACTGGCTTGCTCGGAGCCGAAGCGAAGCGAATGAGGGACTACCCCGAACTCTATCAGCCTCGAACCTACTTCGGCATGAAGGGCTACGAGAAAGAGCCCGGATTGGGCGAGAATAAATACAAGGCCAAGGTCCCGGCCAAGGCCCTTTACGATTTCGAATCCGACCCGAAGGGCCTCTACCCGGGAAGGGAAGAGTTGGAGAAAAGCGGCTTCGCTCCCTTCGACCAGCGCGCAGCTGTCACTCTCTTCGAGAAAAAAATCAAGGACGCCGGTTACGAGGGCTACGTCAACAAGAGTGCGAAGGTCGCGGCGAAGTTCACTCCGACCGATGTGACTCCTTCACAGAGCCCGGACCTTCCTCGTGAAATGCCGGATGACAAATCTCTGGACCGCTACGCCTCGCGCATCGCAGCACTGACCGAGAAAAACGGCGGAGCCAGCTTCGATGTCACCAGCGGCAAGGCCCCGACAAAGGGCTTCGCAACTTCTCTGTATCCTGACCGCACGCAGCTCGTCGAAAAGGGTGAGCTCACTCCCGAGGCAATCAAAGGCTTCGCACAAAAGAACGCCGACCTCCTGGCGCAGCCCGACCACGTAATCGGCACCTGGAACGACAAGGAGTCCGGCAAGACTTATCTGGACGTCAGCTACATCGCGCCGAACGAGAACATCGCGAAGCACGCTGCAGAAATGTTCAACCAGAAAGCCTACTGGGACATCAAAGGCCAGCAGGAAGTTAAGACCAGCGGCAACGGTGAGCCGATGGAGAACATGCCTCCTGCCCTGGAGCGCGTCCCCCAGGCGAAGGCCAGCTTCAATAAAACTCAAGAGCTGCCGCAGGGTGAAGTTCGCGGGCCGGTTGCAGCCGCTCTCCCCGAGGGCACAGACAACTCTAAGGGACGTGTCCGCACCGTCCAGGAGTCCCAGCACCTTAGCCTAGACGCTATTAAAGCGGCTCCGGACATGGAAGGCTATCGAAAAAAAGTCGTCGAGCAGTTCCGGACCCAGCCCGGGTTCCGAGACATCGACGGAAGCGACACCAACAAGGCAATAGATGAAATTAACAATCGAGTTCAGCACAACCTGCAGTTTCTCTTCGACCGTGCAACGCCCGAAGACCGAGCCCTGTGGAAGCAGTGGTATGACTTCGCGCACGACATGTCTCATCGGTGGGGAAAAGAATACGGTGTCCACGGTGACGTCGTCTCCGCAATTAATGCGCGCCTTTCTCCACAGATGGAGTGGAACAACAACGTCACGCTGACTCGTCGAGCCCTCGACACAATTAAGAAGGACCCGACCGTCACGCAGGCCGACCTCGAATTTCTGAAAGCCAAAATCACGAAACCCGAGAGCACAGAAGAAGCTCCTCGGACGACTCAGTCGCTGAACCTGGAGAACAAGCAGCTCGAAGCCTTGGCCGGAATGAAAGTCGGGGACAAGATGTCCGAGCTCGACACCCTCCAGGCCGGGATGTTCATGCGCTCTCACAACGAGCTCTATGCAGCGCGCTCTCCGCTCCATGACCACAATCTCAAGCGCATCCCTGGTGACTACCTGAAGTGGTCTAAGCCTTTCCAGGACCTCGCCGATGTCGTCGACATCTACCGCAACCCGTCGTTCGAGAACGTCAACAAGTTGCTCGGTGGAAACCACAAGGTCCGCTCGTTCTACAATAACCACGTCGACCCGTCGAGCCCTCTCTGGACGACCATCGACACGCACGCGACCGCTGCCGGTAACCTCTACCCCTACGGCGGGAGCGACAAAGCCGTGACCTCGAACTTCGGCAACCCGAACCATAAGAATACCGGTATCAACGGGGTCTACCCTGTCTACCAGGATGCCTATGAAAAGGTCGCGCAGAAGAACGGCATCTTGCCGCGAGAGCTGCAGTCAATCGTCTGGGAGCAAATGCGCAAGGAACTGAATCCCGCTGCGAAGCGCATGGTGCAGGACGCGCAGAAGAAAGCCTTCGAGAAGGGCTCTGTCGGACCTTTTGAAACTATCTGGGCCAAGGCCGAGAAGGGTGAAATCACTCGCGACGAAGCGCAGAAGCAACTCGTTGCCGAATTCGAGAAGTGGAATTCGAAGGCCAACCACGGAGCTGCCGCTGCGAAGCGCGCTGCCGCCGAGGCTACCTCAGAGAACCAGCAGGAGCTGGTGACCTCGGAAGAAATCGCTCGGATGAAGCGGGAGTTTGAAAGCGCGAAGAAGCGCGGTAACGGACCACTGCCGCAGCGACTGCCGAGCCCGCCCAAGGCCGAGGAGCCCGCGCCTAAGCTTATCAACTACCGTGCGCGGCGATTGCCGGAAGAGCCGTTCTGATGTATATTAAATTATGGAAACGATGAAGAAGGCAATGGAAGGTATCGGGCCAATCCCCGTTGCCGAGCCAGGAGCGGAGCCCACGAATCCGCAGCACGCGCCCGAGACGACTCCCCTGAACGTCGACCGGCGCAACCCTCACCACAGAAAGCTGGCGCGGCTACTCCCCGGCGGATGGAAGCAGCTGCAGGAAATCTCTGAAGACGAGCATAAGGCCTTCAAAGAAGCACAGGCTGCGCGATGATGACCGAGAAGATTCTTGTCGGCGCGCCGGTCCAGGTGATTGGCGTAGACCCAGGCAAGTCCGGCGCTGTCGTCCGTATCGGGAAAGGCTCCTTCGATGTCCGGCGCGACTTCAAAGACTTTCAGTCAATCGCCCTCGCCATTGCCGACCTCGCACGAGGCTGCGACTACGGCATCATCGAGAACGTTCACGCGATGCCAGGGCAAGGGGTGGTCTCGATGTTCACTTTTGGGAAGGCCACCGGAGTGGCCTTTGGAGCGTTATTTCTAGCGCTCGCGAAGACGGCTCCCCTACTGGAAGTAGCACCATTGAAATGGCAAAACTTCTTCCGTTCGGAAATGGGGGTGGACAAAAGCGTAGCTTTCCACTCTCCGAGCATCGCATCCAGACTCTTCCCACATTACGCGCAGCCATATTTACAAAGAGAAAAGGACCACAACACTGCCGACGCTATTCTCCTGGCGACGTGGTTTCTTCTGCAAGGTCCCGAAGCGCGTCAGCAGTTAATGCAGCCGCCTGTCGTCGAAAAGCGGAAGCGTCGTAAGCCTCGTGCCGCGCCAGTGCAAGCCACACCGCAAACCATTCAGAGTCTTCCCAGTTCATCATAAATCTCGGTGGTCGACTTTCGCTACGATAAATTTTTTGTTCTTCCGCTCACGAGCGTCCCCGCTGTCGCCATACCTGGACACGAAAGCGAAGGCCTCTTCTTTTTTGCACTGCCACACAGGAATGACGTCTGTCCAGGCCCCGAACCCGAAGTGCGAGTAGAATAGGTAGCCCGGTTTCACGAGGTGGGCTTCTTTGCGCTCGTTGTGGTAGCCAGTAAGCACGATGGCTTCGACACACACCTTCATGATACCCTCGACGTTGACGCGAAAGCCACCGCTGCACGGGTGACCCATGCCGTAGACCTTTTTAAATCTCTTCATAGACTGCTCCCATACCAGCCAGGGACTGGCACCGGGGCCATTCCCTCGCGGACGCGAATTTCATCGTTCGCCATGTTCGATAACCACCGTATGTTCGCGGCAAAGAGCTGAGCCAGGGTCTCGCGAGTGAAACCCCGGACAACTTTCTGCATCCAAAGATGTGTCTCAGAGTTGACCTCGGGTTTAGTCATTCGCTCGAACTTCTGCCGCAGCCAAGCTAAGTCGGGTTCAGAAAATAAGCTCATAAATTTTTCACTCGGTCCAAAACAATCTGCGCTCTCCGACTGGGCTTCCTGGTCAGAAAACCAGAGCCCTTCCCCAGGTGATACGGAGGGAGCTCTTCCCCGTATTGCTCGCGAGTAGGGTCAAGCCTCTTGCCTGTCTCTCGATGTTCCAACCACCAGTGCGTAGCGCGCCCGCCTTCGTCCTGGTAACTGGCGCAGCACGGCTTCCAGGCCGGTCCCACAAGGTGATAAAGGGCCTCTGCAGCCACGTAGCAGTGACCCTCCAAAGGGTGCGACTGCTTCTGCCAGCGACCGACCAGAAGGTCCGGGGTGAGACTCTTCTGGACGGCTCTCAAAAGCTGCCGGTCGTTCATCAGAAGCTCCGGTCGTAGAATGCCGAGGCGTGGCCGATAAGGGCATCGCGGACAGTGCCCTTCCGGTTCCCGCGAACGATAACCTCGTGGGTGCTCGGGGAGCCCTCGGGGTGGTCCCAGCGAATCTCTTTGGCGTAGCCCTCGGTCTTGTTGTCGATGACCCACTGGAAGGCCTGGAGCACGTAGGCCTTGACCTTGCCGTTCTTCGCCAGGACGATTTCGACGATGCGCGCAGGGTCACGGTCGCGACCGCGAAGGATTGTGGCCTCATCGCCTACCTTGGCGTCCGGCTTGGGCAGTGTCTGCGCCATGATGCCGCTGTTGAGGTTGCCGTAGTGGTTTACCAGCTTGGCCGAGATATTTAAAACGTTGTTCATGGGTGTTACCTTAAAACGGGCATTCGTCGTTGTCAACAGGAGATTGCAGAACCAGCTCGGACGGGTCCGAAAACCGGGGGAGGACATACACGTCCAGCTCGCCCTGGAAGCGCTCGCCGAGCTCCCGGGCCAGGATACCGGCCTCCGCTCGGTCGTCTCGGACGGCTTCGATGTCGATTGCCTCGCCAGCGAGCCCGTCTGTGGCCTTGCAATACCACGCACCCCTGGAGACCACGACGTAGGCACCCGACTGCAGGGCGCGGTTAATGCGCGCCAGGGAACCGGCATTGTGTGCGGAGAGGGAGGAACGAGCCTCGGAGAGGCAGTTCTGGGCTTCACTTGCGGAGCCCGCGACGTGGTCGAGGTGCTCTTGTTCGTTTTCGCTTATCATTCTCATGGGGAGAGCATACACCCAGGCGAAACGAGTGCAACCCAGGAAAACTACTAATCGTGGCCCCGGGGGTTCCCCTGGACATCAGTGACCCAGGTCGTTGAAGTCAGAGACGGCTTTGTGGCCGGTGAACCTCACCCCGCAGTAGGGGCAGAAGGTGGGAGACTCAAGGTGGGCGTCCGTAATCCAGAAAAAGTTTGTGCAGCGGGAACAGCGAATCCCGTCCAGGACAGGACCCTCTTGACTGTCAGCCCCGAGGACCCCTTGCAAAAGCCAGACCAGTAGTCCGGCGAGCCACTTTCTCATACGAGAGACGCTCTGCTCTTGTGAGCCGACGATAGATTTTTTGGTTCGGGCACGCATTTGAAACGATGACCCAGCCTTCCCAGCCGGGGGTGTTCACCTGTTCCTTTTTTGGGAACCAGTAGTAAGCGTCAGGCATGGGGCTGGATTAATTTTTTCACAGCGTCCTGGATGTGCAGGTCTTGCGCTTCCTTGTGGGCCGATGCGAACAGCTCGGAAATTTTGGCCTTGGTCTCGGGCAGTATGTTGCTTTTCTCAACCGCAGCCAGAAAATTCTTACCCCCACTCACGACTTGAGCGAAGCCCGCAGCGACCTCGTGAGAGGTCAGGCCTTCGACGCTGTTCATGCCGAGGGCGACCGGCGGGCAGTAAATCGCAGCTGCAATCTTGCCGACCTTCCACACAACCCAGCCGATGACGCCGAAGATGAGCAGAGAGAAAACGACGTGGACTCCGTTCGAGAAAAATAACTTGGTCGAGCCCCAGAGAGAGTTTGCTTCATCGAATTTGTTGGCCTTGACGGCAACCTTCGAGCTCGTGGCCCGTTCTTTGGCAATCGCTTTGTCGACGTCGCTCTGTAAATCGGCAACGTCTTTGGTGTAGTGCGCCTGAGTCGAGGCAAGCTGGCCCTCGGTCTTCGCCAAGCGCTCTCGCAAAGCGGTAATTTCTTTTGCTCCTCGCACCGAGTTAGTCCCAAAAGAATCGGCCACGGCTCTGTCCATCGCAATCGTGTCCGAGGTCGAAGGCTTAGGGAGGGCCTGCTGCGAGACGTCGTTTAGATTCTGCGCGAGCTTCACTGCTGGGTCATCCTGCGGAGCGCGCTCCAGGGCCTTGCCGGTCCCATAAACAAAAGCGGAGCCCGTCTGGACTTTGTTCGATTCCAGGGCGGAGAACTTCGCGTCAAACTTGGCCTGAGCCCCTTCGAGCTGCGCACGTTCTTTGTCGGTCTTGTCCTGCGCCTTCGTGACAGCACGAGTCTCCCTGGTCGTTGGACCGGAGTAGATGCTTTTCAGAATCGGAATGTGAGGGACGATGGAGCAGCCGGTGAGGGCGAGGAGGAGAGGAATGAGGGCCAGTAATTTTTTCATTTGTCGTTTTTGAACTTGCGGATTTCTAACCAACGTTTGAGCTGAATTCTGAATGTGAGGTAGCCTACTCCGATACCGAAACAGGCTGAGAAGAAGCCGAGGACCCCGGTGATTGCACTGAGGTGCGCCAGGAACCAGCCGAGGGAACTGGTGAATACACTCGTGACCGTGCCGACCATCGGTCGACGTTCGAGAAAATCTAGTAAATTGGGCATAAAACAACTCCTATGGTGCAGGAGTGTGCTCCCACACCATAAGATAGCTCGATTATTTTGACTCGTCAACGGGTTACCAGCCTTCTCCGCTGTCGAAGGTCTTGCCCTGGACCGTTTCAACGGCTTTCGGGGCGGGCGGAGCTGCTTGGAGGGCCTGCAGACGCTTCTGGTGGGCCTCGGCGAGGAGCTTAGCCCCAGGTCCGGGCTTGCGGTCGTCGATAAGGTTGCCGTGCCCGAGGGCGTCCAGGATAATGGCGCAACCGGCAGCGATGTGCTTGACGTGGTGAATCAGAGAATCAGCTGCGATGTCTTCGCCGTCTTTGAGCGCCAGGGTGTGCCGCTCAATCGCTTCGATGTAGACCGAATACTGAATCGCGATGTCGCGCCAGTTGTAAGCCCCATACTTCCGGGCTCCGTCTGCGAGTGCTTCAGCCGCGCCAATGACGAGGGCTGGAGGGACGAGACCGATGGGGACTTTTTTGCGCGCCTGCGCGTCTTTGGGGTTTGCGGTGTCGGGAATTTTTGCGTCAGACATAGATATAGTAAGTGTAATTTTTGCGGTCGTGGATAATGCGTTTGACTGCCACACCTGCCGGAAGCTTCGCCAGAAATTCGTCCAGCGTCTTCGGTGTTTGATGGGCGTGGAGTTGCGCCAAAAGGGTGAGCTCCTCGACGGGAGTAGAAAAGCTCTCAGCAAAGCGTGCCTTATGGTATTCTTCTGAGAGTGCGGTGACCCGCTGCGCGTAGTCGTGGTAGCCATCGAGTGCTGGTTTGAACTGTTCAAACAGTGCGGTGATTTTTGAGCGTGTTTCGTCAGATGCTTTCATTCGTTTGTGAAGCTAACGTGGCCTGCAGAAAAAAGTAAGAATCCTGCTCCGCAAATGACTATACCAAGCAGCGGAGCCAGCGGATTGGTGTGCCGTATAGCCCAAACAGCGGCTAGTCCAAGGATTAGTATTCCGGCTCCCGCTAGCATGCACATTACCCCGAAAATTTTGTCGAAGATGTTCATTTTGGATTATTCGACTGTGAAGTTAGGGGGCAGGGTGTAGGGCGCTTCGCTCGTGACCTTGGCGAACTTGAGCGACAGAGAATACTCCGCTGTCTTCCCGTATTTGTGGTGGACGAAGAAAAGCTTCTGAGTGGGGTCAACCGGATTGAAGTTCTCCGCCAGGGCGTAATTGTCGAGCCCGGGGAAGCCGCCGTTAATGAGAACCGAGCCGGTCGCGTGCGGGATGGTGATTTCGCGGTGCAGATGCCCGACCAAATAAAAGTCCGGGGCCTTCCTGCCGTTCTTGGCGAAGAGCTGGACCTTCGTGGAAATCTCACGCCCGATTGCGTGGTTCGGAATGCCGAGGTTCTTGTCTCCTCCGCGCCAGTGGTCACCGTGCGCAGCGTGGAAGACGAATCCCTTGACGTCGAAGAGGGCGAAGGGTTGCGCATCCAGGTCAAACTCGATGTTCGGGATGTCCTTGACGAGGGCCTGCACCAGGGCATACAGAAATTGGTCGAGGTTCGAGAACCGGTTCTCGGTGGGCATCTTTCTCTGATTAGCCCAGCGTGTGTGATTGCCGACGCAGGTCTTCACCCGAACCTTCGGAAAGTGCGCGGCGACGTTCCGGAACATCTGCGCGATTGCGTGACCGGCGTTGAAGTATTGGGAGAAGAGTGTGTTCCGCTGACCGGCCTCGACTGCGTGTTGCAAATTGCCGTCGAGCATGTCGCCCAGCATCGCAATTACGAGCTCGTCAATCGGCACCGTCGAGTGATTCGTGCAGATGGAGAGCATGGAATTCTCCAGGTATTTGAGGCGCGCCAGGAAGGTGGGAAAGTTGTAGCCGCCGAAGCCGAGTGTCTGCTCCGGAGAGACGACCTTGCCAGCGTGAGTGTCGGAGAACTGAAGCACGGCGCTCTGGCCCGAGCTTGAGCTGCGCTTTTCGAACTTGACCGGCGGGAGCGGGCTGTAACTTTGCGGAGCGCAGTCCTTGATTTCAGCGACGAGCTGAGCCACAACAGAATTTTCCTGCAGGGCCTTCGTGTATTTCCGTTCGAGCTGAGCGTAGCGCGAACGCCACACCTGAGTGTCGACAGCGTTTCGGTCCTGCTCGAAGGTTGTTTCCTTCGAAGAGTCTTGGGAGTTAAAAGCCGGGATTGCCCGACGCATTCTCGCCACTCTGACGCTGGTATAGCTCCGCCCGAGTTGGGCTGCTAGTGCGTTGTCAGGTTTTGTGCCGAGGAGTTTGATTTCAGAGTCTGTCCAGTGTGATGCCATAAGGTAATTCTAATTTAACTCGATTTGTTTAAGTGTGCAAGTTTTTGAAACGCTCGTCTAGCTCTTTCGAGCTGCTGCTTGGTTGGACTGCAGACATAGGCAGTGCCGTCCGGGCATCTGACTATGGCAATTTTGGTCTTCATTTGCAGTAGGAGTCAGCGAAGTCGCCCTCGACCTGGAGAGGCAAGCCCTCGGCCCAGTCCGGCGGGGTGCAGAGAATTCTGTGCGCGTTAGTCTTCGCTTCGAGTTTCTGGCTGTCGGTGTCGGCCTCGACTTCGATGATGACTTCGTCGTGCGAGGAGAAGATAACCGGCAGACCGGCGCTCTCCAGCTTGGGTATTGCAGTCGCCAGGAGGTCCCGGCTCATGCGCTGGCAAAGATTTTCTGTCACGACCCCGCCCCACAGGTAAGACTTGCTCAGGTGCGAGCGGTCACCTTTGATGACGAAGCCGATTGCGCCCTTCGCGGTGCGGGCCATGTTGAAGTAGTGAATCGGCTCGCCGTTCGGCAAGTCAATCGCGAGGTGCTTTTCTTTGTCGCGAATTCCGCGAGTCAGCTGCTCGTCCAGGAAGGCCCAGAAGTCAGTGACGCATTTGTTGTTGGTCCGGAACATCGCAACGGTTTTCTTCGCGTCTTCGGGAGTCACGATTGAGCCGGACTGCGCATTGTAGCCGATGAATTTTTCCCAGCCCATGCCGTAACCCAGGCCCAGGCACTCGTTCTTCAGAAGAGTGTATTTCTGCTTGCCGTATTCGGCCTTGAGGGAACCGGCTGCGCCTTTCCAGTTGCGCGCTGCCGAGGCATACGCTTCGTAGTAGCTGAAGCCAGCGTGCATCGCTTCGAGGAGCGGAGCATTGCCCGCGAGCCAGTTCAAACAGCGTGGCTCGATTTGCGCGAAGTCCAGGATGAGAAACTTTTTACCAGGGCGGGGCACGAGCCAGTTGCGTGTCCACACGGTCTCGTTCGCAGCGTTGTGGACCTTCACCGGCTCTTTGTCGAGGTTCTGAATGTTGAAGCCTTGCGAGCTCCAGCGGCGAGTGTGCGGGGCTCCGCAATAAATCAGGTCGAGAGGCATGACGTTGTCGTCACCGATTCGCAGCATCATCGACTCCAGCTTTTTCAGCATCATGTTCGATTGGCGGAGCCTGCGCATTGTGCCGAGCATTTCGTTGAGCTTCGGATTTTCGCTCATGAGCTCCTGGCACTCTTCGTCTTTCTTCGAGGTGCTCTTCGGACACGGGAGACCTTGCGTAGCGCACCACTGCTGCAGCTGCCGGTAGCTGAGCGGAGCTGCATCGTTGTGCCAGGGGATTGCCTTCAGCGCGCAGAAGTTCATTTCTGCAAGGCGGGTCTTGTCTTCCTCGACGAGGTCGACGTTGACACAGATGCCGCGCCGGTTCGTCATCCTGGTGTATTCAGAAATTGCCTGCTCGCCGGGAGTCATGCGCGGGAGCTGCGCGAGAATGTCCCGGGCGTGAATAACGTCGTCCAGGCAGTATTGCTGGACCTTCTCCTTCGCGGCCTCGTTGAGCTCCTCGTAGTGAACGCCCTTCATCTGGTCGCGTGTGCTCTTGTCCATTTCGACCCTCAGAACGGTCTTCGCCAATCCGGCCAAGTCCCGAGGGCACTGATTGAACGAGCCGAGGTCGAGAATGCACTGCCAGGGGTTGCGCGCTTTCTTACCGGTGTGCTTCTCAAAGAAGCCCTGGTCGAAGTTCGAATTCGCTGCCCAGAGCTGCAGCTGCGGGTCGTCTGCCATCTGTTCCAGGGCAGGACCCATTTCGGGAATGGTCCCGCAGTGGACATCGTCGTCAATCGTGGCCGCGACAATGTAGGCGTCAGCATCGCGAGTATAATTTCGGTTGCCCTGCGCCGTGACGGAGGTCTCCCCGTCGTAGTAGGTTTCGAAGTCGATAATAACGTCTTTCACAGTGCTCTTTCTTTGTAGTATTGATTGATTGCTTCCCAGAGCTTGCCCTTCAGGAGCTCGGGGTGTTTGTAACCCTCGGTGTGCAGCCACTCGGTCGCGTCCGGGTTTGGCGCGAAGTGTTTCTTCAGCTCGTAGGCTGAGGAGCTCGTCAGGTGCTCGTAGCAGGCTAGGTGCTCGGGGCCGAATTCTTTGCCGCCGAACATTTGATAGAGGCCGCAGCAGCTGTCCCAGAAGTAGGGGACACCATTGACGAAGTTAACGCTCGGACTGAAGAGGTCGAGCGGGCACAGGTCTGACCGTGCCGCAGCCGCTGCGGGGAAGACTTTAGGGATGCCTCGGACCATCGTGCGAGGCTGAGTGAACCAAAGATGAGACGTGTGCAGGCGCGCAAGTGCGGGGCATTGGGTAAAGTCGCTGAACATCGTCGGGGTATAATACCCCGCAAGAAATGAGTTGTCAAATTGCCAGCCCTCGCACGAGGAATGGAACAGGATGTCGCCGTCGAGAATGATAAGCGGCTCCTGGTCCCCCAGGTCTTCGGAGTGCGCTATGACTTGGTTGAAAATCCAGCGGGCGTGGCTGTTGTCGCCGAACAGCTGCACGACTCGGCACTCCTTCAAAGTGGCCCGATGCACGAGGTCGTCGCGGAGGTCTTCGTGGACGTCCCCGATGGGGTTAATGTAGACGGTAACGAAGGCGTTCGGGTAGCCTGTCCGGATTGTGTCCAGCACCAGTGTGCAAGGACCGTAAGATTTTTCGTCCGGGACTGCGAGGAGGATTTTAACTCTCATTTGTTGCTGGAACGATTCTGAAATACCGACCGCTCTCGTCTCGCGCCAGGGAAACCCCGGAGCCTTTGATTTTAGAGAGCCCGAGTAAGTTACGAGCCATCATTTGCTGCTTCCACTCTTTTGATATTGTCGCGGTCTCGTTGCACCGCTGGAGAGCGGACAAGATGTCGGTAGGCGAGCCCTCGAAGAAACCACAGGCACCGTCCTGGAAGTCTTCGTGGACCGAAATAAACAGGTTCAGAATTTCGAGGAGGTTCGAGCTGTAGGTCTGAGTCTGCGACATCTTCAAAATGAACGGGTCGTAGTAGCTCGTGCAGCCGGTGCGTTCTCCGTCCGGCAGAAGAATTTCTGGTGGGCACTGCCACTCATTCTCTAACCACCAGATGAAGTAGGGCAGCTCGCGGGCGATTGTCGCTTCGAGCTCGGTCTTCGAAGGAAAGGTCCCAGCCGGGACTGCCTTCATTCGGAAGAACATGAACTTGTCCTGCGTCGAGATATTCACCTCGGGCAGAGCACCGGCAGCGTCGGCGCTGTCGTTCAGAGTAGCGCAGATACGGCTTACGCTTTCGATGGAGAGCTTTTTCTGGAACTTGGGATGGTAGACGTGCTTCGGATTTACGACCCAGTCCTTATAGCCCTGGAGAACCTTGAGGCGGAGGGCTTCGTTTTTCGGATAGTCGCTGTCGTTCACTGCCAGGAGTCCAGCAGAGAATAAATCATCGGTGAAACCCGTTTCTCCCATGAGATATTTCATCGGGTCCGATGTCTTCCCGCCCAGGAGCGGAGCCAGGATTCGCATGTTCAGAAGTGTCTTGCCGGAATTGACCGGACCGCAGATGAAGATTGCTTGGCCGAGCTCTCGCCGGTAGTAGCGGTAATTTTGCGAACTGCGCAGAGTCCAAAAGAGCAAGTGGTCCGTGCCCTCTCCGACACACTTGTGCTCGACGAAAAACCAGTGCAGGAACGGTGCGTCTTCCTTGAAAGAGCGAGGGGGCTTGACCGGCTGGACCGGCTTGAGCGCCGACAGGTTCAGAATGCGCTCGTTCTCGATTTCTACGATGCCCGGGGGATAGTTAATCATCGGGGCCGCGCCCAGGACACGGTTGACAGTCTGAATGTAGTTCAAGAGCTCGCCGATTTCGCTCTGCGTCTGGCCCTTCTCGACTTTGTCCGAGAGACCGGCAGACTTCAATCGGGTGATGATTGCGTCCTTGTTCGAATCGACCTGCATACCGTTGACGACTTCGAAATAAGTTTTGCCATCGGTATACATGCCCTTCGCACCGTTGCCGAGTTTAAGAATTCGCTTTTCGTCGCACCAGACCTTGCCGAAAATTTGGTCCCACTTCATGAAGGGCACGGTGCCGGTGAAGCAGAGCATACCATCCGGCTTAACCTGACAGCCAGAGGTGTTGTCGGCATCCGAGTCCCAGAAGCGCACACCGACAGCGTCGAGTTTGAAGTCGCCTGCCCAGCGACCGGGGAAGCGTGCTTCGAGCTCTTTTGCGATGTCGGCCAGGGGCACGTCCGCGTGATTGTAGAGCGAGGTCTTCTTACCGGCCTGCATCTGAATTCCGGCGATGATTGACTCCGCCAGGGGCTCCTGCTTGTCGAGGTAAAACCATTCTTTGCCAGCGGTCCACATTTCGGACGGCTTCTCGCTGTTCTCGTCGTAACCGGCCAGGAGTGTGTCGAGCTTCAGCTTCCTCTTGAAGGTAGCGATGATTTCTTGCTGGTGAGCGGGAGACATGAACAGCACCTCGCGCTGCAGACACCAGACCAGCCGCAGCTTGTCGCTCAAGGAAATTTCCATGAGGTTCGGGCGGAGCTCGGGCGGCAGATTTTCGTTAATGAGGCGCTCCGCATCCTCGGGGCTGGTGCGTGAGTCGTAGTCAATGACGATTGCGCGCATCGCAATGCCGGGGTTCTCTTTCGAGATACGGGCAGTGGGGACTTGTGCGCGGAAGCCACTATACGCTAACCAGTCACACTCGGGGTCGAGCATGATTTTGCGGCGAAGCTTTTTGTCCACACCGTCAAAGGTGTTATTGACAATCCAGTTCCAGGGCTTCGCTACGGTCAGCTCTGGGTCGACCAAGTTCTTGGCGACATAGAGCGGCAGAAATTTGTCTGAGTCTTCTCGGAATTCCATAAGGCTTTCATGAAAAAAAATTAAAACGAGGGTCGTTACTCTGAACGACCGAAGTCACGTCTACAGCCAGGACGTTCTGGTTGCCTTATGGGAAACTATACTGCGTCGTCATCGTGCGGAGCCTGCGGAGCCACTTGGAGCAGGTTTGCACAATACTCGCGAACCTCGGGGCCGGTCTCGACTTTTTGCAGCCGGACATACGGACGCCAGGGGTTGAACTTACCGGCCTTGACCTTTGCGAAGCCCAGGCTCCAGTAGTTTTTGTAGATGCACGGACGCTTCTGGATGCGACCGTCGACCACGAGCGGGGTCTTGTCCGCGCCGAGAATCGGCATGAACAGAGATTTCCGATAGGTGTTGTAAATCACCTTCGGGCAAGCCGTGAAGGCTGCGCCAGCGGCGTAGTAGACTGCCACGGCAAATTCCTTGCCGTCGAAGACTTCGTTGAAGCCCGGGTGTTCCGCAGCTGCGTCGTGGTTCGGACGCTCGATGAGGAAAATACACCGAGAGCTGGGCTCCCAGTAATTGTCCGGTCGTTCGTTGTTGACGTAGCGGGTCGTGCCGCCGAGCTCCTCGACTTCAGCGATGCCGCTCGCAATGCGGGGCAGGGCTCCGTCGTCGATGTCTTCCTGCGAGAGCTTCTCGCGGTATTGCTTCGTGATGATGAGAGGCACGAAGGTGATAAGCGGATTGTCCGCGCCCTCTTCGACGTTCGGAGCTGGCAACAGCTTTTCGTCGTCAAAGATGATGGTCCCGTTGTTGAACCGCTGCGAGAGCGGGCCAGAGCCCTGGACGAGCTTCAGCTGCGGGAACTTGAGGTCTTCCTTGCCCCAGTCGCCTTCGAAGCCTTCCTCGTGCTGCACGGGGCGACCGACAGCGGTGTTGGTGGGCCGAGTCGCCACAGCGGTAGTCGCGGGAGCGGTTTCGGGAACCTCTTCGGCAGCGTTCAGCTGCGCGGCTTCCGCGATGTCAGCCAGGACGTTGTCGACATTGGCTTCCTCGACCGTGTGACTGGTCGCGGGAGCGCTGGTGGTGACCGTAGCAGTTACGTCGACCACGGGTTTATTCGTTGCTGGCGATTTAGTCGCGCTGCCAGCGTTGGCGTTTCGGAGTGATGCTTTAACCATATTACTTTTTGTCTTCCAGTTGTTCTTGTTGTTTTTTGAGTCGCAGGTAGCGGACTTTAGTGTCCGGCCTGCTCAAAAGTCCATTGGCTTCGAGAATCGAGGTAATCGACTCCCAGGCGGCTTTCTTCGTAATTTTCTCGCCGCGCAGTTTCGCGTTCTCGACCATCGCGTTCTTTGAGACGGTCTCAAGAGCTCCGATGTTGAGCTTCGCAGCTCCGAGCACCTCGGCCTCGGTCAAGACTTCCTTGAGGGCGTCAGCGACTAGCGCGGCCTCTCCCAGGACACGGTCAGCTGAGCGCTCGGCGACTTCGTAGAGCACCTCTTTGCCGTTCGGGAGAGTGCAGCGAATTTCTCCGCCGTTCTCGTCAGCGACCTCGTAGGCGCGCTGCTTCAGGCTCTCGAAGCCCTGTTCGATGATGTCGACGTAGTAGCGCGCCAGGGCAAAGTCTTCGGGGGACTTGAGCTTCAGTCCAGAAAAATGTTTCGGCAACGGCAGGCCCTCGTGCTTGCTGACGGCAAGTGCTCGGGAGTTGTTCAGTGCCGAGCACTCGCCCGCCAGCTCGCAGTATTTGCAGTAGGTTCCGACCTTCGTGAACTTCTGCGCTTCCTCCTGGTGGGACTGGACAAAGATTGACTGCTGGACGACTGCAGCGATGCGGTCGAAGAGCGCGGTAACTTTGTCCCTCGTGAAAATGAAATTGGTAATGACGTTGAGCTTCGGCTGGATGAACTCGCAGCAGATTTTCGTCAGCTTCTCGATGTTCTGAAACGCGCCGACGACGTAGTTGAAACCCTGGAGGTTGTCGACAGCGAAACGAACCGGCTGTCCACCGAATTTGTAGTCGATGAGGACACCGATGCCGCCCTTGAAGATGAGCAGAAGGTCGAGTGTGCCGTGATTGAATTCCGAGCCGTCGTAGTTGCGGACCCGGACGTTCAATTCGACGTAGATGCTCTCGGGATTTTTCGCGAGGTAGACGTCGACACGTTTGCAGGCGAAGCGCAACAGCGAGACCTGGAGGTCATCGAGCTCGTGTTCTTTCGCAGCGAGGGCAACCTGTTCGAGAGTGGTTTTGTATTTCTTCGCGACGACGAGCTTGACGAATTTCTCCATCAGGTCGTGCATGAAGGTTCCCTCTTCAGCGGCTTCGGTAGTTCCGGGCTTCGAGGTAAAGGCAGCGCACTCGTCGAGATAGTTGAGGCGGGAGGGTCCGAACTTATGGTGGAGCTTCGCGGGCTTCGTGACGTCGACTGCTGTGTTTAATGTTTTTAATTCACTCATGCTAACAGTTAAAGATACGCGGATAAGTTTTTTCTGTCAACTAGACCACCAAGTTGCGGTCCCAGCTGGCATCGTTAAAAAGGTCAATGCACAATCCCTTGTGTCTCATACGGTCTGCAACCACTTCCTGTCGCGTGCCCGCAAAGAAACAGAGATACTGGTTCGAGAAGCCGCCCTTCGCTCGATTGACGCGCCCGAGTTGCTGTTTGTATTGGCGACCGCTCTCGCACGGCGAGGAGAATGTGTCCCTGGTGACTTGGTCGATTTCATCGTGCAGATTAACAGACTCTCCCCCAGCGAAGATGTTAACGCACAGAGCATCGAGCCGGTTACGCTGGAAGTTGGACACGAAAGCTCTTCGCTCGCTCTCCCCGTTAGGACCCGTCTGCCGTCCAGAAATGTAGCCAACTCGACCGTTACCAAACTGCTTTTGGAGTTTTTCATAAAGTTCAAAAAGTGGGTCTGTGAAGTTGAGAAAGAAAACGACCTTCGAGCCCTGCGCGACAGAATCCTCTGCGAAGCCCGCGAAGTGGGGAATCATCAGCTTCTCCAGCTTCTGCCGACACTCGACAGTCGCCGCGAGCTGGTTGCCGCCCTCCTCGTTCAACTCGTGGAGCTCCTCGGTAATTTTTTTAGCCTTGCCGGTCTCGTCGTCGAGCATCTTCACCAGGACCTCGGTCAGAGGGAAACCAGGGATTTCGGACTTGCGCATCCGCGAGCCGTGCCGGGGAAAAATTTCGCCGTGGATTTTCGTGAAGGATTTTTTCTGCTTGTCTTCGTCGCTCGTGAAGTCCCAGCCGCCGAAGTGCCCGGGCTTCACACCGTGGCGCAGCAGCCAGTTCATCCAGTTCAGCTTGGTCTCGCACTTGATTGTGTTCAAGCCGTGAATTCCAAGAATGTAGCCGAGGGCCTTCATCTGCCTCGGGTCGTCAGCGGCAGTGGCGGAGAGCGCGACGACATACTTCGCCTGACGCTTCGCAGCGATGCCGAGCTTCGAATTGAGAGAGGTCGTGCCGCCGAGACGGTGGGCCTCATCGAAGATAACCATTTCGTAGCTGTTGCGCCACTTCACGAAAGAGCCCTTGCCCCACGGGACTTCGATGGTGTATTCGCTCTCGCGCTTTTCGTTGAAACCGTTCGCGGTGAATTCTTCCTCGGTCTGCTTGACGAGCCGGGGGCGGCACTTCTCGTAGTTGATATACTCGAATTCGACCCCGAGGATTTTCCCAGCGTCTTCCCAGCCCGCTCGCGCAGCCTTCGGGCCAACCACGAGCGGGGTGATGCCGAGGATTCTGCAGATGATGAGAATGCAGAAGGTCTTGCCTGTCCCCGTGTCTGAGGCATCGAGCACACTCCCATACTTTTGCAACGCTGCGAGGAGCGCTGCAATGTGTGGAGGTTGCCAGGGCAATGTCCCGGTCAGGTCCATTAGGCGAATTCGCCGTGGGTGTAGACGTCGAAGTATGCGAGGAAGAGCCTCTTCGCCTTCTCTGGTGTCCAGCCCTTGTAACTCCAGGTAGGAAGCTTCCAGCCTTTCGGCAAGGCCTGCATCGGAATGGTTGCCTTGTCGACGGAGTGGTGAGAATCGAAAAGGGCGACCCTCTCGTGATAGAGAGCGAGCATGTCGGCCTTTTTCACCTCGGGAGGAACCGGCCACTCGAAGCCGAACTTGCGGGCGATGCCGCTCATGGCGCTGTCTTCGATTTTCTTGTAGTCCGGCAGAAAGGCCTTGAACGGAGAGGCGATGTCGGCCAGACCCAGGCCCTCGCTGCTGTCGTGCATGAGAGCGCAGAGCTTGAACGGCTTCGGCACCAGGAGCGAGACCCAGATTGCGTGAGCCGCGACCGGATACCAGTATTTGCACTGCCCGCCCCAGCGACAGTTATTCGCTAAGCCGTGGGCGATGTCGTCGATTCGGATGTCGCCGTGCTCGGGCTCCAGGGCAAAGAACTTGCCGTCGCTGTGCGTCCGGATGTAGCGGCGTTCGTAGTCGATGACGCTCATGATACGAAGACGGCGGGGATTAAGCCGAGCTGACGCTGGACCTTGAGAGGTCGAGCATCGCGGACCGGCGGCTGTCCGACCTTCCGATTGAACAGCTCCAGGGCCAGAAGGCGGAGCGCGTTCTCGCAGGCGAGGATTCGGACGTTGTAGAAGCCGATGGCGTCATCGGTGAGCACATGCCCGCCGCGCCGACCCTTGGCGATGATTTGTTCGAACTTCCGCTTCAAACGGGGTATGCGTCTCGCGGCCTTCTGCAGTTTCTGTATTGTCTTCATTGTATTGTTGTCTCTCTTCTCTTTTATTTTTTTAATTCTTTCAGTTAAAAAAATAAATAATTATTATAGTCTATTGTTTCTTCCGGCCAAGCAGCCAATCCAGGAACGCTCCCAGGTTGGTGTCCTTTGCAAAAGCTCTCTTGCGGAGCGCGTCGAGCGTCTCAGGCAGGACCCAGGTCTGGAGCCGGACCTTTGCCGGACCTTTAGGCCTGCCACGCTTCCTCTGTCCGAGCGAGATTTCAGGGTCTTTCCAAAATGCGCTCATGGTTCGATGATTTCGTTGTAGCCGTTGGTTGTGAATTTAACCGTGCTCGCTCTTTTTGGATTGCGTCCAGAAGAGCCCGAGCTGTCTGCTTGTGCCCTCGGGTTGCGGAAAACCACAACAGACTTCGCAGCTCGATGAGGTTGAAAGTCATTCCCCTTCCGGAAAGTTGAGGCGAGCAAACTCGCCAAATAATTCTTTAGCTTTTTCATCGTATGCTTTTGCTGCTTCGACAGCGGTCTCGAAGGCTCCGAGATAGGTGCAGGCATTTTTCATTGTCCCGTCACAGATTCTGGCTCTCCAAAGTTTACCGTCCCGGGACACCCCTTTGTAGAGGCCCGCGCTTCTCCGGTTTCTGCAGTTCTGCTGGTGGGTTGCGTCACGGAGATTGCTACCCCTGTTGTTGAGCCCGTTTCCATCTTTGTGGTCCACTTCTAAGTAGACCGACAAGGCGATGTGAAGTAGGATGCCTGTCTTCCTGCACCTCGCATAGAATCCCCCGCTGGTGTTCTTGTCCGCATGCCAGCGGTGTGGTGCAACCTTCGGCCAATCGTCCAGGTCGACACAGGTTTCTTGTCCCTGAGTGAGCTTAATCCAGACGAGGTCTCCCTCAATGGCGAACTCGTTTCTGGTCACTGGTTGCCAGTTTCGCGTAGCTCCCGGCACTCTTGTAGCGAATTTTCGCTCCGGTAACTTTGCGCATATGCTCGCGTTGCTTCTCTGCACACCTTTTTCCATGATTTTTATTTATTAGGGGTTCGGCACCGCAGCGAATGCAGAGCCCTTGAGCTCTGCGCGCTGCCTGCCACTTCTGCTGTCTCGATAGCTTTGCCTTTGCCATGTAGCAATATAGCTCGGTTCACAACAAGCGTCAATTCAATAGAGTCCCTGCTCCTGGAGCAGCTGAACTGTTTTCCGGCTCAGCCTCAGCTTTATGGCGAGGCTGACGATTTTCTTCGAGGTCGCTCGGCGTTTCCTCATCAGCTCCGGGTCGTTCAGAAGCTCGACAGCCATCGCGTAGACGTCGTCGATTTTCTGAAGCAGCGCGGCAGCGGGGAAACCGGTCTTCCACCTAGCGAAGCACCGATAAGTTACCCCACACTGCCGCGCCCCCTCAGCAGCAGAGCCAAAGGCCCGGGCAATCGTGACCAGCTTTTGGTCAAGCGCAGCCCGGAACGTTAGAGCTCTGACTAGCTTAGGCATTGTGCAGCCTTGCTCCCGAGACGTGTCCCAGGACAGATGCGTCGAGTGTAACCCGCCCGCCGTTATGGATTTTGGCAGCGGCGACTACTCGGCTCCGGACGAGGTCGTCCAGGGCCAGGAGGAATTCCCCCGAGCACCGCTTGCCGTTTTCTTTGACCAGTTTGCGCACAGCGCTCTGGTTCAGGTATAGGATATGATTCATACTTCGTCAGTGTATTGCCACAGTTCTTTGTTGTTCTCGTCTTCCAGGTCTCGCCGGTAGCCGGGACTCATGCGCACCTGGATTTGCTTCATGAGCAGTTTTTTGAGTTGAGCCGTAGCCCCCTCTGGCAGCACGAAATCTGAAACGTCATATTTCAGCTCCGAGCTCCCGGCGATGTAGGGGAATGCGGTGAGACCTTTGTAGACACAGTAGATTCGATTGGTCGCAGTGATTCGAACTACCACTTTGTTGTTTTCGTCTCCGGGCCACAAGGCCACGAGAGTCGGGAGGAGTTTTGGTGCTTGATGGTTCATAAAAATAAAATGGAGAGGACTGCCAGTTCAAGGATTAGTCTCAGCAAGGAGCGGTCTCGAACTAGCTGCCGCAAAGATTTGTTCGGACACACTTGGTCGTGCAGGAATTTCTTGAAAGAGGAAATATTTGTCATGGAAGGAATAATTTTTACCGTCGCCGCGCCACACCAGCTCGTCGTGGTTGAAGAGGTAGTAGCCGACACACTCGGGAACACCGAGCTGCCACTCTTCACGGTAGGCTTTCCCGTGCTCGTGAAGCGTTTTCTGGATGAGCTTAATGGTCCCGCCGGTCGCGATTAAGTCGTCGACGATGATGTAGCTCTTGAAATTATACCAGCCCTCGACCACCTTGTGGTCCGAGTGCGTGCCGTCCCCTGGCTTGCGGACAATGCACCAGGGCTTGCCCAGGCGCGAGGCGACCATCGGTCCGACCAGCAGGCCAGAAACTCCCCGGACTACGATTGCATCGAACCGGCCTGCGTCGGGCTTTAATTTCTCGACCGCAAACTCGACCTTCGCGTTCAAGTCGATGAAGCAGGAGGTCAGATAGTCTGACGCGATATTTTGGAACGGGTCCACGTCGTTGGTGTTAAGCATACCAGGAGCAATAGGAATGGGGGTAGGTTCCATCGGTGTTTGCGGGCACGAGCTGCGCCCATTTACTCGGTCCGACGACGAGCACCGGCGAGCCCTCGTGGCCGACAGCGATACGGACCTGACGAGGCAGCTTGCTCTCGTCGAAGCTGTCCTTCACCGGGACGACGTTGCAGCTCATGCCGCCCTGGTTCGAGCCCGGGACTTCACGGTGATTGATTTCGCGAACGACAACCGTCTTCGCCTTGAGAGCGACCACCTGGAAGTAGTCGACGTTGGTCTGGTCGTAGCCCCAGGACCTTCGGAAGATTTCGCCAATTTTTACTTTCATGCTGATACCTTTCGCACTAGTCGAACAAGAAGTCAAGCAGGACTTTTACGACCAGCACAATTACGAGCAGGCCGACTGGCACGAGCCAGGGCATACTGTTCAAACATTCGAATCCGTCCACAGTTGCAATCATGTTAATCTTTCTTGGAATTATTGAGCACCCAGGCCTCGGCCTCGGAGAGCCGCTTGAAAACGTGGGCCAGCTCAGGGTATTCAGTCCAACCAAAGTGCGGCGGAATTGACCAACACAACCACCGGTCACCTTCCTGGATAGCCCAGCCACTGATTCTGACTCGCACAATTCTCATAAGCGGTGTTTGATTTCGATTTTCAAGCGCTCGACCGTCAGAGGCCTGGAGACCTTCTCGTTGAACAGGTCGAAGTCGGGCGTAGCGCGCTCCCAGAAGCCGCCGTTCCATTCCCAGGTCCAGGTGCTGCCGGTGTCCGGCCTCACGAGCCAGAGACGGTGGTAGACGAACTTGTCCACCCGCCTATAAAACTTATTTTCCATGCCTGAACTTCTCACAGGTCGTTTTGCTTGTCAAATTTTAGTTTCGCTGCCCGCCTCTCGGCCTTGTTCTGCGGTCGCTTCCAGTCGCGCAGGTGCTTCCACCACTGCTTCGGAGCGACCAATGTGTCTTTTCGTTTGTGTGCCATAAAATCAAAAGTCCCGGAGGGATTCAAACCCTCTCCCGGTCAGCACTACCTGTTCCGGTTCCCTCGGTCGCAGCCGCCAGTGTAGCGGTTTCGGGCCTCAGCCTATCGGGACCATAAAATTCGCCCGCAGTTACCGACCTGCAAACCGGCCAAGAAATTTCGTGAGCTTTCGGCTCCCGTTTCTGTCTCGTTGCGTCACCATTGAAGGCAAGGCACCGGTTCCTCGATTGAGGCGAAAAAATCGGCTGAGGGCTTATCCCCTGCTTTTCCCCGCTGCCCTCTGCTCTCGCCCTCTGCCCCGGTGTCAAGCGGGACTCAAACCACAGCAGCATTGCAGCGTATTTACATTGAGCTCATCACCCTTCCGGACTGACGGGTCCGGATGCTAGCGGGCTTGACCCGCAGAGGATTTGCCCTCAACCGACTTCAAACTCTCAAAGAACTGTGAGCACAATAGGCCCGGGCAAGCCGGTTGTCGAACTTTATTTTACAGAGCGATTACGGACCCTCTACCAGGGGAAGCCCCGGGGCCACGGTTAGTAGATTTTCCGGCTTGCGTGCGGAGCGCCAGGGTGTAAGCTGAGGCATGATTAAAAACGGACGTTACCACAAGCTGCTCGGGCTACCCGCCGGGGCGGCTCAGCTCTGGGCCAGCAAGCTCAGCCTGCGCTGGGGATACCATGCACAAAAAGAGGCAGACATTGACCGCTACGGACGCGCCGAGCAGTTCGGCTCAGCCGAGTTTGAAGTCGGCGACATCGTCGAGGTTACAATGGAAGACGGCAAACCCGTTTGGGGTGTGGCTCGCTTCCCCTACAGCGACGAGCTCGACCTCGTCATGGTCCTGGGCGCGCCGGTGGGCTCAGAGGCCTTCGTAAAGACCGTCTGGTTCAATCGGGCCGACGACAACCACAAGTCCCTGGACCGTTCGAAATACAACAGAATATGAGCGTATTTTTCCCAGACCCTCAGCTGCACGTCTGCCTCAGCAGCGGGCAGAAGAAAATCACCGACCTGGACGATTGCAACTGCTGCACGGTCACAGCGACCGCTTACGCGCTGAACATTCTCTGGGACGAGGCCCAGGCCCTGTTAAAACGCATGGGCAGAAAGCGGAAGAAGGGCTTCTCGACCTGGAAAATCGCCGGTCACAATCTGGTCAAGCCCTATGGCACGGTCGTCGAGGCGAAGTGGCTCTACAACGAGAGCGGGGTCTGGAACGGAAGGCGCGCCGGAATGACCGTCAAAACCTTCCTGCGGGCCTGCGACCACGGCAAGCGGTATCTTATTACGGTCTCGGGCCACGCGATGGCAGTTGTCGACGGCAGGCTCTGCGATGCGCGCACCAATTTAAATCGCCGTGTGCGGTATGCCTTCGAGGTCACCCCGAAGCTGCAACGCCCTGGTGCTATTAATCTTCCGGTATGCGTAAATAAAAATTTGACAAGTGTTGTGGCTTGTGAGAAGGTATCGGTATGAACAGTCCGTATTTTGAAACTCTCGGTGCAGCGGTCCAGGGCGCATTTGCTGAAGCGGTAATCTCGAAGGCTGTCCTCCCGATTCTCTCGGACGAGAACGCCTCGGCTCTCGAAGGCCTTGAGCGTTCCATGAACTACGGGGAGCAGCGCCGAGCCCACTTCGCGATTGCCCTTTTCAAGAACCGCCCGACCAAGAAATATTTCCACGTCGTCATCACCCGTCTCGACAGCGGACGCTACGAGCTAGTGGCCTACGTGGGCTAGAGCACATAAAACACAGTTATCGAAAGGAACACATAAAATGCACTCACTCCAAGGTATCATCGCAATGAACGAACGCGCCTGTCGCGTGAAGGTCGAAGACAACCACAACCGGGAATGCTCCTGGCAGGGTGACCCGATGCACGGCGTCGTGGTTCACTCCGCTAAGTTCCGTAACACCGTTTTCCTGGTGGGCGGGAAAGCGAAGCGGTTCATCACCAAGTGGTGGTCGACCACTGACCAGAACATCCGCAACCGTTACGCCGAAGCGCTCTTCGCATGAAACGACGAGCCGGTTGCGCCAGGAGCATCCACGCTGCCGACAGCATGAGCCTGGAGGAGTTTTACGACTACCTCGGGCTCATGGGTTGGAACCGGCGGCAGGGCTACATGGAATTCGACGGCTTCCACTTTTACTGGACGCCGAGAGGTAAAGAGCAGCACGAAACGACAGCAGCAGATTTCGCTCGCAGTTGACAGTAAACAAAAGTCTCCGTATATTTAATTGTGCAACAACCAGACCCGTGGTGGATTGACCAAGCTGCAGACCTTCCGGTCGACGGCACCCAAGAAAATGAGCTCCTCAAAATATTCCGCTACAAGGACGGCTTTCTCGTCCTGTGGAACGCGCCCCTTTCGGGCAAGGACCTCGGACGTTGGGTCAACACCCCGGAACAGCTGAAGACAATGCTTCGCGGACACTGGAACGTAGGCAAGGTAGTTCAATGGGACACCATACTAAAATGAAATACTAAAACTAATGGCATACACCGACATCACAACAAGAGCAGGTAAAGGTTCTCGACCGGAGTCCAACGTCTCGACGAAAGTATATCGAGCGGGCTACGACAGAATCTTCGGTAAAAAGCGGTCCAAGTCCGCGCCTGCGAAACCAGCGGAGCCCAAAACTTTTCAATGCACCGAGTGCGAAGGCTACGGAGAGCTGCCGCAGGGCAGTCTGACCGTGCCTTGCTATGTGTGCCAAGGAACAGGAAAGCTAATCGAATCATGCGAATAAAAATCAAGAAAATCTCTGCGAGTCCGGGCGGAGCCCTGGCGCGAGAGGCTGCTGACCACGTCGCTGGCATCGGCGACCACGGGGACGGCTTATCTCTGCCGGTTGAATACGAAATCGAGGGCGAGCTGGCCGGACCTATCAAGGTGGGCGAGAGCGTCCTGGTGTTCCGCGACCGGCGCAACGGACAAAAGGCTGACGGCATCTTCCAGACATCGAAGGTCCTGGAGGTTTCGCCCGAGGGCTTCCGCACCCGCAACTCGGTTTACGTCACAGGCCCCTCATGTCTCTCCGAAGCCTAAGCTCCCGCAGCGAGCAGGGCAATGCGACCCACATCATCGAGGCCAACAACGATGAGACGACCAAGTTCGTGCCCGACGATGTCCAGAAGACGATGCGCGATGCTGTGCTCATGCAGGGCAAGCGCAGCGCGCTTTGGGTGCGCGACCTCAGCCAAGACAATGGCGAGCTCGACATTCGCTTCGCGACACTGAGCAACAGCATCGTGAGCGGAGAGCACTGGACCTTTCACCGTCTCATCTGTGTCCCTCGGGACCCGCAGCCGGACACCGACGAGTGGGAAATGATTCAGGACTTTTACAAGACCATGTATCGCGAGGCAAGCTGGTGCGGAGTCGCCACGGCAGACTTCGAGAGCTACCTCAAAGAGGAGGGACTGGTATGAGAACATTACGCCTAACCTACCAGGAAGTTAGAGACGGTCGGGTTCACCGAGCGGAGCGCGTCATCACCATGAGGCAGCTGCACAGCTTCCGGCACCTTGGCGCGATGCTCGAAGTAATCATCGAAGATTTAGAGAAAGCACTTAACCAAGAAACAAAAAAGCATGAACAGTCTAACGTATCACGACCTGCAGTTTGCACTCCTCCGAACCCCGAAGCAGCTTCTGACAATAATGAAGCGCCCGGAGTGGGCTAACAAAATCTTTGTCGGCGGGGGCTTCCTCCGCTCCATCGTCGCCGGGGACCCAATCAACGACATCGACGTCTTCTGCCCGGACAAGCAGACGGCTTTGCTCCTGGCGATGACGCTCAACGCCGAGCTCTTCGACTTGCCCGACAGTAGCAGCGACGAGTTCACCGCTGAAGACGGCAAAAAGCTGAACCGAATCTGGACGACCGACAACGCCTACACGTTGCTGGCCTTCAAGCCAACCATTCAAATCATCCACCGCTGGAGCTTCGGCTCGGACCGGAGCGTGGCCGACAGCTTCGACTTCACCTGCTGCTGCGCTGCGTTCAGCTGGACCGGCACCGACTGGCACTCAGTGTGCGACGAGCGTTTCTACTGCGACGTTGCTGGGAAGCGGCTCATCTACCGCAACCCAGTTCGCAACGAAGACGCTGGTGGTTCGATGCTGCGCGTGCTGAAGTATTACCAGAAGGGTTACCGCATCCCTCTCGACTCTCTGGCCGATGTCATCACCAGACTTGTCGAGGGTGTGGACTTCGCGAAGCTCATGCCGAACATCGACGGCGAGTCTTCTGCACAGCTCGCTGCAGACAGTGCCCCTCGGGTATTCTCTCGAATCATCTGCGGACTGCTGCGCGAGGTCGACCCTGCGATTGACCCGGGCCACGTTGCGCACCTCCCGGCGGAGAGCACCAGGGAACCCCTGGGTAGCCCTCAGTAAAACTGCGGACGAAATAAAACTTGCGACGTGGCTTGTGCGGTGCGATTGTAGGGCGTGAACAAAATTCGTGAAATGCTTAGAGAGCTCAACGATTGCACCGCACTCACCCTGCTCCTGGTTATCGCCGTGGAGCTGGCCTACATCGGTCACGAGCTGTCGGTGCTGGTCTCAAAACTATAAAAACTATGGACAACTCTGAAAAAACCCTCCGCCAACTCAAAGACGAGAAACTCGCCGAGGCTAAGGCCCTGCGCGATGCAGCTGTTGCAGCCGAGGCCGAAGCCGTGCGCCTGGAGCGCTCTGGTCCCCAGGTTTTCGTAATTGAGATTGGCTACGACTACGAAGGCTTCTCAATCTTCGGCATCTACTCTTCGCGGGAGCTGGCCGAGGCTGCTATGCCCAGCGCGAAAGCGTCCAAGGAATACGCTGACTCGTTCAGTATCGTGCAGTTCGCTCTCGACGTTGACCACGGGCTTGTCAATAAATGAACTGCCCAGTCTGCAAACAACCGATGGCGAGTCAGAGAGGCTCGTCACTGGACCCGAACGACGGTATCACGGTCTACTGCCCGCACCGAAACTGCGAGGCGCAAGAAATCAGCGGTCACGGGACCACCGAGGCCGCAGCGTATAAAGTTGTGATGAGCCGAAGGCTCAAGAGCGAGAACATCAAACCAGAATAAATCATGAACCTCCCAAGCATTCCGAAAATCTACGCGCTAGGTCAGCGCCACAACAGCTGCATCTTCGAAGACCTCGTCCAGGTCGAGGAGAAAATCGACGGCTCGCAATTCAGCTTCGGTGTCGTCAACGGCAAGATTGAGTGCCGCAGCAAGGGCCAGCCGATTGACCCCAACGACCCGGGCATGTTTAAGCTGGCCTTCAGCAACGCCGTGGGCGCGGTGCAGATGGTGCTCTACAGAAGCAGTCACACCGTCAGCCTCGAAGGCCTTATCTTTCAATGCGAGTATCTCGCGAAGCCGAAGCACAACATCCTGGCCTACTCTCGCGTGCCGAAGAACAACCTCGTGCTGTTCGATGTCCGACTGCCGGATGGCTCCTACGCCGGTCGCGGTGCGCGTGAAATGTGGGCAGCAGAGCTCGGCATCGAAGCGGTCCAGGTCTTTTACCAGGGCTACCTTCCGGTGACTACGAACTTCGACAGCTTCGGCGAGTATCACTCCCGCGAGTCTCAGCTCGGTGGTGTAAAGGTCGAGGGTGTGGTGGTGAAGAACTACTCGAAGGTTCACCCCGAATCCGAGAGCTCGACACCGCTCGACCACAGGTTAGCGAAGGCCCCGATGACTGCTAAAATCGTCGCGCCTGCTTTCAAAGAGAAGCGCGCAACTATCCCTGGCAACCCAGGCAAGGACGGAGCGAAAGAGATTGTCGAGAAGCTCACGAACTGTTTGCGCACCGAGGCACGCTGGCTCAAGGCTATTCAGCACCTGCGCGAAGCCGGTAAGCTGACGAACGAGAACAAGGACATTGGCCCGCTCTGCAGAGAGATTCAGGCCGACATCCTGGCCGAGGAGACCGACTGGATTAAGCAGCGGCTGTTCGATGAGTTTTCGAAACAGATTCTCAACGGCACAGTGGTAGGGTTCGCGCAGTTCTATCAGAGTTCTATCAGAAACTTCTGGCGAATGGCCCGAGCGTCTACCAGGAAACTATAATCAACTCCGAAGCACAATGAACATCGAAACTGAAATGGATGCAGGAAGCGCTGGCTACTTCCTACTTGACAACCAAGTCAAGCTGCTGAATATTATCGAAGTCCGGGTCAGACAAACTGCCCGCTATGCTGGGGCGACTCCTGAGACTCCGAAGGTGGAGTATCAGGTAGGAAACAAGACCAGCCGGGACGACGATTTGACCTGGGTCCCGGCAGAGCGCGCAGCAAAAACCAAAGCAGAACTGTTAGCAAAATTATGATGAACGTAAGCACAGTGACACACTCAGCTCCTCGGCGAGCTCAGTATCGTATCGAACAAGCGGAGCCCGGGGTAGGCTACAGGCTCCTCGAACCCTTCGAAATAATCATCGGCACCGACGAGGTCTGGCGACAGAGGCAAGGCTGGGCCAAGGAAGAGACCAAAGCTGGCAAGCCTTTACTCACGCACTGGAGACCTCGCCGACGCAAGTTAGAAGTGCCGGTGGTGTCATTCCCTCTCTTCTGGCTCAACGGAGACGTTGTGTATCGCTCGAACAGCGAGCGATGCTTTGGGTTCCTGTGGTCGGACAGGGCGAACAGATGGTGCCCGTGTGCGGATGACCGCTCGATGGTCGAGCACGTCAAAGAGTGGGCACACGTTTACAAGCCCATCACACACGAGCGAGCTTGTGAAATCATTGGCTCCGAGGCAGTGAACGAGGGCCGAAGTGTTCAGGAGCTCTACAACGAGCTGCTCTTCGCGGTCGCGAGCAAGCACCCCGACGAGTCACGGCACGAGACAGCCCTGCGCTACATTAATCAGGCCGAGAGCCGGACCACTAGCTTAATCGACACACTCGGCGCAATCAGCAAATCGGTCTACGGTATTTAAAACACATGAATGGAAAAACTGCAAAGCTACTGCGAAAGTATTCGGGGCACGGCACTGGAACAGGCCAGAGTGCGCACCGCTCACTCTACCTGGAAAACAAACGCCGCTGGAACGCAGCACCGAGGCCGCAACGGGCGGGCCTGCGCTCCACTGCCGAACAAACCCTAGTCGCAACCACGTAAATAAGATGACACTTCGAGAGGCCGCAATTCAGTTGGTGGAAATCCGCAAGGTATGGCGGAACAACGGCAGCTCGATTCAGTTCAGCAAATCCGAGAGCGTGGTCTTCCAGGAGTTTAAGCGCACCAACAGCGACTGGGAGACCACTTGGCCGACAGCACAACTAGCAGCACACAAAATTGTCCCATGACCGCATCTGAAATCAAAGAGGCAGCCGAAGAGAAGCTCCTGCGCCTCGAACGCCCCAATCATCCTTACAAGGCCTGCGCACGAGCCCAGAAGAAGGAACGACTCGCCTGGGCCTCTATCATTTCTGCAGTCGACGACATCCGCGCTGCACACATTGAATTCTCAAACGCTTTTTGTAAATACCGGAACTTAAACCGAGACCGCTAATATGCCCCCGAAAACTTTTCCCCGCTACTTCAGAGGCACCGAGGAGCCTTTCAAGAAAGACATCATCGTGTTCCCAGCCGAAGGCAGCTTGGGCACGGTCTACTACCTCGACCTCAAACGCTGGGCCAACAAGGCGAGCTGGGAGCTGAGCGAAATGAAGTCAGCGCCGGTCGACGAAGAGATTCTCCGCTGGGAAGCGATTGCCATAGGTGTCCCGAGCAAGCTCCCGCCGTTCAAAGCAATAACAAACCCCGAAGAACAATGATGAACAAAATACAAGAACAACTGCAGTGGATTAACTGGAAATGCGACGAGCTCTATCGCAAGCAGCAGGACCTCAAGAGCAGCACCAACCTCGTGCGCAAGGCCAGCCTGAGCCTAATCGAGCACGAGCTGAAGACGCTACAGCAGATTGGGCAGACACTGCAGGACGCGATGGAGCTGGGCAACATTCTGAAACGCTTTAACTCATGAACTTAAGCATAACAGGCCGAAGCTATGCAGTGAAGGGGCAATGCCCGCCCAAGACTTGGCAATGGCTGCTTGGCAAAGTGGGCATCAAGAGCGGGGACGTTCCCCACATCGCGATGTTCACCGACAGCGAGCTGCACTGCCAATTTCGAAAGCGCGCCTGGGATGAGTGCCACGAGAGGAAATTACAGAACCCATCATGAACAAAGAACGATTAGCCCAGGCCCAGAAGATTATTGCGAACCCAGAGGCCTGCAAGGTGTGCGACAACTGCGAGAGCATCATGAAGGTGAGCGCCGGTCTCTGCGTCATCTGTCACTGCTACCGGTGGCGCACCGAGCCGAAGGAAGTCTGCCGAGTTGCGATGGTGCTCGGCAATAGCGAACCAATCCTGAACCCAATCGCCCCAAGAATTTATGTGTGAGCTGCCATCGTGTATAACCGAAGCGGAGCCCAAGGCGCGCAAGCGGCATAAGTGCTGTGAGTGCGGCGGCTTAATCATGGAGGGTGAGAAGTATCACCGTGTCTCTGGCATCTGGGACCACGAGCCAGCTCGCTACAAGACCTGCAACGATTGCGATGCTCTGCGCGCCGAGGCCGACAAGAACACCCGAGACCCCGAAGAGCGGACAGCGTTCGGCTATCTGAGCGAGACACTCAGTGAAATGGGCGACGAGGAGCTGAGCAAAAGATTCGCTGCAATCAAGGCGAAGCGCAGGCCAGCCTTTGCCAACGCAGCCGAGGCATTAATCTGGGGAGCACAGTTCTTATGAGAGTATCACCAAATAAATCGAAGAAGTTCGCGCCGGTCGTCGAGCGCAATCTCAGTCGTGACCCTTACAAAGGGAAGGACACGGTGTGGGGCCACTGCGACTCGTTCAACACAGGAGCCATCGAGATTGACCCGAGGTTGAGCTCTCTGCACTACATGGACACACTCATCCACGAGCTTCTGCACCGGGAGTTTTGCTTCCTGCGCGAGGAAGTGGTGGGCGAGGTCGCGACGGTGATTGCCAAAGAACTTTGGGAAAAGAATTTTCGAAGACTGACACCATGAGAGCCGACATCTACTTACTGGAAGCGGACCATAAGGGCCAGCCCATCGTCATCAGCCTCGTGATTAACGCGAGTTTCGGTAACATGAAAGAGCTCAAGGAAATCGCAGAGCGAGCGCAGAGCGAGCGCTGGGTGTTTCGCCCTGGCATTCTCTTCGCGTGCGTCGAAGGCAGGGTCCACAATCTATCATGAGTCAACAGCCACTGAAGTTCTTCTGCGACGAGAGCAGGCACCTCGTGTGCATTCCCTACAGCGTCGACAACCTGCACCAAATGGCGAGGCTGCTGCAGATTAAACGCTGCTGGTTTCATGTCGACCACTACGACATACCGAAGAGACGTGTCGAAGAGATTAAGAAGTTCTGCACCGTTGTGCCGAGCAAATGGATTGCGCTGCTGGTGCGCGGCAAGCGGTGGAGCAAAATCAAACTGTTCGAGGGGATGCTCTACGCGATTGAATGAGCCGATATGACTATCAAAGCAATGTTCGAAGAAGCAACCGAGCGCTGGCTTGGTCGTCCCTATGTGAAACCCGAGGCACGGCAGGACCTGCTGGCCTTCAACCTTATCAATCAGCTCGTGCCGGGAACAGCTGACATGGTGAGCGCGGCGGAGCACGATGAAATCTGGCTGGCTGTCGACCCAGAGCAACTTGAGAAGGCCGGTATCACTCAGGACCAAGTCGACGAGCTCGTTCGCTGCGGTGTGCATTACGACGACAGCTTGGACTCGCTGCACATGAGCGTGTGATGAATAGCAAAGTCCAGAGCGCCCTAGAATGGCTGCAGCAATCAATTGATGGACCCTATTGCTGGTGCGGAGCCAGCCAAGGTCACCAGCTGAGTAACTGCAACGAATGCGGCCAGAAGTTCGACACAGAATCTCTGAGGCGGGGCGACTTAATGCACCGATGGCGCAGGCGACCGGTCAGAGAATCTCTGAAGGCACAACGAGAGCGTGACAAAAAACTGGTGATGTTCGGGAACTGGCGTTACATGAAGAGCTGGCCGGACAAGCCGAGTTGGAATGACTTTAAGTTCGAAGACTTCGAGGAAGCCTGCGACCTATTCGAGGGACAGCCGTAGCTGTGTGTGGTATATTTAATCTATGGCAATCGCACAGCACAATTGGGCCGCAGCATTCACGGCATACGTCGGCGGCAGCACACTCGATGAGGTCGCAGCGGTCTTCGGAATCCCACCTGAGTCGGTCAAGAGGCGCAGCATCGACGAGAAGTGGTTAGTGATGCGAGAGAAAATCCTGGCGCAGTCCAGGGCCTTGGTCACGACCGACAGCAACTCAGGGCCGGTGAGCCAGCTCGAAGCCAACAACCAGCTTCTGCCGCCAGAGATTAGAGCGCGCCTCGCCCTCATCAAACAGAACCGAGAGCAGCAATACCAGCGGGCCGTTCGCATGGGCGAGGAGCTCGACAGAATCCTGCAAGGCATCAAGGAAGGGACCTACAGAGTCGGCAAGCACATCAGTGTCCCCAAGGTTGGACCGGTCTGGGTCGAGGCAGCACCAGGGCCAGCAGACCTCGTGAACATCGGCACCTACGCCCGGACCCTGGCAGACTTGGCCTACCGAGCCCTCGGTGACGCCGCAGCCGATGGACAAGAGCGTCGGGCCGAGGTCAGCGCCACGAACAGCCCGCAGCAGGCAATCACCATCATCTTGCCGACCGCAATCGGGGCTCCGCGAGGAGAGCGCATCCTGCCCCAAGGGAATGGTCCGGTCATCGACCTGCGTCCAGAGCCAGAAAGCTCGCCCCCGGGCACGCCAGAGCCGCCAGCAGGCCTTCCAGGCGAGCCAGCCAGCTGAGCCCGACATCCGGAGAGTTTCAATCATGAGTAACTTGCTCATGTTACTATGGTAGGCACCTGAGTATCTCTAGCGTCTTACTGTAGTATTCCAAGCGGAGCCCGAGTGTCTATAGCTTGGGGTCTAGGCGTAGCGCATACAACCTGTAGTGGGTCCGAGGAGGGCCGGTTAGCACTGCCACAGTCGACGACCAACCCCCCGGGCTACCCGCCTCCAGGTCCCGTGCCAACCCGCGCTCCGCCTAACCCATTGATTCACAGCACCTTAGTCGCCCCGCTTCGCACAATAATAGTTATATTCAATTGGGCTTCGCTTCGATGCTAAGACTATAAGAGACAATGAGTTAGAGCGGAGCGCGACCAGCTGCGAGTGGCATGGGAGCTGAGGAGGGTGGACCATCCCCCGGGCGTAGCGCAAGTGCTTGCCTTCGAGGTGCTTATCTCAACTTAGGCCTTTTGGGTCCCATTCAGGGGTGTCAACGGGGCCGGGGTGGGGAACACACAGGCTCGTTACTCCCCCTCCCCCCATTTGATTTTTTTGGCCGGACCTCCCCTGGCGGGTGTCGACCGTCGATGTTTTCGGCGATGTGCAGAAAAGTGGCCGGACGGCTTAACACAACCGAATTTGCCGGAAGCGGGCTTTACAGAAAACGGGCTCCGCCCGAGCTCGGCGATAGACAGACAATACTCTACCTACCTATTACTTATTTTTTATATTCTTTAAGAAAAAGAAAAAATAATAAGTATATACTCCCCCCCCCTCCCCTTCTCCTCCCGCCGCAATGCACATCCGGGGCCGGTCTATTTGACATCCGGAATACCTGTGCATATATTGTTGTGTAAGCATGACTGAACAGACAATGACCGAAGCAGAGGCTCGCGCCATCCTGGAGCGGGAGGAACAGACTCGCAAGAACATGAGCGCAGCGCAACGCAAGCGCAGGGAGAAGGTCAAACAGGCGCGAGCCCTGCTCGGGGAGAAGTGAAGCCGACCTTTTACAAAGTCACCTACCCCAACTCCGGGGTGGTCGAGATTCTCGCAGGTGGTGAGCTGAACCTAATCGGTTCCGGGTGGGCTACGCTCGCTCGAAAGATTTGCAAGCTCCGCCGTGACCAGTTTCCCGGCAACCCAGAAAAGTGGGTTTGCATTCAGCCGGTATCAAATAAAAAAGTTCAACTATTACCCTCCAATGATTAAAGCACAAGACCGAGCGCCCCAAGCGAAGCCCGCCCAAACTCCCGCGACAGTCCAGGCGGAGACCGTCCCGAGCAAGCTTTCTTCTGTTCTCCTTTTCGTCCTGGATGCGAATGGGCTGCTCTCGCCTCTCTTCACCTTCAAACTCCCCGAGGAGCAAATTTCTCGGCTCGAAGAAGGCATCACGCAAGTCGTCGAGGAGCTGCCGGACGTGAAGACCGAAATCGGTCGGCCTGCGACCAAGCTCATCGTGACCAGAATCGACAAGCAGGACAAGGAATTCAGAGGTGGAGAGGACGCCCTGGACCTCGGCGAAGTCATTTCTGTTCCCGAGCTCGTCTCCTGGTTCAACTCAAATCCGGACGACCGGACCTCGGCTCCGCTCCTGCGGTATTACCTGAAGCGTCACCAGCCGTTCGTAAAATACGGTTACACGGTGCGCGCTCTCGACGACTTCAAGCGAGACCTGAACGGTCCGGCGAAGCAAGATTTTTACCCCGTGGCCGAGGCACACTGCGCCTGGGCCAAAGCAAACCGAGTCACCCCTCTCGAATGAAACAAAAACAAGTCAGCGCCGAAATGGTTTTGAAGCTCCCGGCCTGGGCTCAGAAACACATCCAGCTTATCAACGGGCTCCGCTTTAACGCCGAGCAGCGACTGAAGGAGTATCTCGACAGTCAGACTCCCTCGAAGGTCTCGCTCTGGGCTCCGCTCAATGACGAGCGAAAATATATTCAGGACGACCGAGTCTACTTCGAGCTCGACAACGGTCGCAAGATTTGCGTCAACCTGAGCGGAGACCGCATCGAAGTCACCGGCTACGGCTGCGGGCCTTTGGAAATCACTCCCCACGTCAGCAACCAAATCTCAATCAAACTCTCCGACGAATGAAAATCGAATTCACCGAGTATGACGACGACTTCAATGTCGAGCTCATTACCGAGACCAGCGAAGAGATTCTCCGAGTAGCGCGCCTGGGCCTGACCGCTAAGAAAGGCGCGAGGGTCTTCATCAACTTCGGTCAGGGGAGCGCCCGCATCGGCCTGAGCTTCACCAAGCACAAGAACAAATACCCGAGCATCCGGAAATGAACCCTCAAGACTTTTGGTCTCGCCTGAGTGACACCTTTCCGTTTAACCTCCTGGTCGACGCAATCTGCCTCGTCCTCATTCTCTGGTGGATGATTCTTCTCTGGTGGATGATTCGGGAGCAATACAAAAAACCATGAGCAGTAAATTCAAAGTAGAAGGCATCGGCAGCTGGGGCAAAGAGCTGGACATCGTCGCCCCGGACAACTGCAGCCTCGCAATTCAAATCGACTACGATGACGTCGACCACAAAGAAGTGGACAAGGACGTCCGCAAGCTAGTCAAAATCCTCAATGAACATTGGAATGATTAACATACCCGACCTCGTTAACGGTGCCTTCGAACTGACCGGCGGAGTTGTTTGCTGGCTAAACGTCAAACGCCTTCTGCGCGACCGCAGCGTCCAGGGAGTCGATTGGCGAGTCTCAGCTTTCTTCTCTGCGTGGGGCTTCTGGAATTTATTCTACTACCCTCAGCTCGGGCAGTGGGCCAGCTTCGCCGGGGGAGTCGCCCTGGTGATTGCTAACACGACCTGGGTTGTTCTCGCGGTCCCCCTGGTGCGTGCTGCCAAACGGGAGAAGGCACGAGCTCACGGTGATGCTGTCCGAGCTGAAGGCCGCAGGCTGCGCCACATCCGTGACCACAAGGCCTACGACCCGAACTGTAAGCACTGCCGAGAAGCTCTTGTTGGATTCCCCGTCCCCGAGGTCAAGAACCTCCCCGAAATCAAGCACACCTACAAGTGCGAGTGCGACCTTTGCACCGACCCTAGCCGGGGGAACGTTAATTGAGCGCTTCGGAATGGGCAGCGATGAACGACCGGATTGAAGAGCTTGAGAACGAGCTCAAGGCCCAGACTCAGCTTCTGAAATCGGCAGCGCGCTCCGCTCAGTTGGAAGTCGCCCTGGAACTGACGGAGAAAGACCCGCACCAGTTTTCGTCCAGGCCCTGCACGACGTGTCACTCAATCTCAACACTAATTGGCCGACCGTTCGGCTGCAACTCCTACAGAACAAAATCATGAAAGGTCCAATAGGTTACGAGCTCAGCCCGCTCGCCGAAGAGGCTTCGCAATTAATCGACGACTGTTTTCATCCCGACGACATTCGGGAGAGAAGGCTCCGAGAAATTATCGAGCTCATGGACGTCGAAATCTCCAGCCGGGGCCAGTCGATTCTGGACATGAACAAGGTCCTGGGTTACGACAACAGCGACGGCAAGCACAGCGAACCGGGACCGCTCGACATCGCGAAGCGCTGGAGGAAAATCGTAACGGGAGACGTTGACTCGGTAAAATCAATTGAGTCGACGTAAAATCAATTGAATTGACATGAAGCTGTTCAAATTACGCCTCGCGATTTTATGGTGTCGCGTGGCCCACCGCAAGCACCACCACATTACTTGGCGGCAGTGGGGCCAGAATTTTGTCGGGTGTGAGCGGTGCAGATGCGCCTTCAGCACCATCGACCCTCGACCATGAGTTTATCAATCGCGTCAGTGTTGTGCGTCCTGGGCGAGCGCTCGCTTCAGGTGGCTTCGACACACTTGGGTTGCCGTGGGAAAATTGCCACTGCCTACCGAGAGGACTGGGTTCGATTCCCGGGCGCGATTGAGTTTTTGTGACCCTGCTCTGCTGTAACCCGCACCGGCTGAAGCGGTATCTCAAGAAAGACCCGAAGGGGAATTACTTCTACCTGCTGCGGTGCGTCCAGCTTTGGAGCTTACCGCTGGAAGATGACCTGAATAAGGTCGACCAGCTTCTCCCAGGCCCACTTGGCGACGAGGCAGGCCGCACCGATTGCGGTGAAGAGCAAACACAGGCCGATGCAAAAGCTGACGAATATGAGTAGCATAATATCACTCCGCCGGGGGCCGGTTGTCGCGCCGGTAGATTTTCTTTGAACCCTTGACCCTGGTGACCGGCTTGAGCGTGCCCCAAGTCCGGCGGATTTTAATCGGTTTCTTTTTCACAGTCCGTTTCTTTCTGCAAACCGCTTTGAATAGACATCCAAGGTCCCTCCCGGCCACACCCTCGCGACCATTATACCGCTGACCCTTCTGTCGGCCTCGTCTGTTGCCAGGGTGTAAGACTTCGCCACGCCCTGGACCTCGCAGTCCGGGTCCTTTTTGCTGGCGATGTCCCAGACCCTAATCGACTCGTCGTATTTTACTGCCAGCTTGCGGGCTTCGCTTATGGCATCCTTCAGGAGACCGTGAAATCCAAACGTCGAATTCATAGGCTTATATTTAATCTACTCCCGGCGGACTGTCAAGCGGCAACTGCCGGGGTGTTTTCAATTTTAGACACGAAGTGCGGGCGCTTCCCGAATCCGAAGGATTTGTCGTCCTTCGAGACTTCCAGTCCGGCCTTCACCACGATACGGTCACCACGGGAGACCTCGCCAGCTCCGGAGGGGAGGGTCATCCAGACTTTGCAGCCGGTGCCGACCTCGGAAATGATTTTCAGGAGGCACTTCATCTGGATGCCGAAATCGCTTTCCTGCTGTTTGACGCTGATGACTTCGCCGGTGAACTGGATGCGACCGCTGGGGAATTCACCCTTCGGCACAGCGTCTTCGGCGGCACGGCGGGCGGCAAACTCGTGGTCGCGCTCCAGGGATTTCACAAAGTGATACTGCTGGGGCTCGCTCATGTTCCCGTATTTATTGAACTTCGCCAGGATGTCGTGGGCGAAATTGTTCCGCTTGTGGAGCTCGACATTAGAGGTCAGGTCATTAATCGCGGCAGCGACGTTCGGGTTCGCAGCGAGGAACTTCTGGCGCGCTACAAAAGCAGCCATGCGGGCGTTGCCAGCTTCGGCGCGGGAGCGAATCTGGGCGGCTTTGAAGGACGACTGGTTGGCAAAGCCGAGGCGTTCGACACAGTCCGAGCCGAACACGACGTGCTGGCCAGAGGGCTTGTGCAGGCAGGCCACGATGTAGCGGACCCTGGTGTTCCCGCAGTGGGTGCATTGGTGGATGGAGGGCTTGTGCTCGCGACGGTTCGGGAAGAAGAAGTCCATTTCCTTCCTCCAGGCGTCCATCATCCGCTGGTGAGCCTCAACCGAGCGCTGGTGGTCCGAGAAGGAGCTCAGGGGCGCGCAGAAGCTCGCGAGACGGGGCGGCTGGTTGTCCAGGTATTCGACCACTTCGTAGTCTTCTGGATGGAAATTCGAGGGGTTGTGAGGGGCGCGGAAGGCACGTTCCTCTTCGAGGGACAGCTGGTAGAATTCATCGTCGGCCTTCACCAGCTCGTCGTTCTGGGCAGCGTTAAAGGAGGCTTCGAGGGCCTTGCTCAGCTCGGCGATTTTCGCCTTCAGCTCTTCCATTCTGCTCTGTCGTTCGTTCATGGGGATACGGTATACCCTCACCGGTTAGGTGTCAACAAATATCTTACTAATCCGAGCCCCGGGGAAACCCCTGGATTTGACAATTTAGCCGACCTCGGCTCATATTATAGTGATGAAGGAAGAGATTCTTATTGCGACCAGCGCAAAGCAAGCCAGGGCTCTCCGAGCTCAAGGCGCGTCGAACATCGTCCGTATGTCCTCGACTCACACCGAAGTCACAATCCCAATCCAGGGCGGAGGGACCACAGTTTTGTGGAGACCTTTCGGAACCAGGAAACAGTTTGCTTGTGCGCGAGCATTCAACGCTGTTATCGAAGCCCATCGCGCATGACCAAAGTCACCATCATGCCAATCGAATTCGTCCTAGCAATCAGCGCCGTCGCCTTTCTGGCGAAGGTTGCCATCTACACCTTTGCCGCCTGCGTCGTCGTCCGGTTCGCCACGAAGCGGTAGCCAAACCCAAAGAGTCGTGGTATATTGAAGCATTATGGGTGGACTCGAATCAATTCGTGCTATTAACGCCTGGGCAGCTTCTCCTGAAGGAAAAGCCGTCGCTGGGCGGAAACAGAAAAACGAGCGAGACCAGCGGGCCAAACGCCTTGCTGAGTATTGCTCCGCAAAGAACGGGTCTCGAACCCCGAGGAACTAACGTATGAGTGACATGCGACAAACTGACGAACAGCGCCCCGGCACCGAAGCCAAGCAGGCTCCGCGAGTGGCCGAATTCTCTCCGAGTGATTCGCGCTCCCAGCCGGTGAACCAGGAAGACCGCAAGGGCTCAAGTGGCTCGACCAGCGACAATCCTCGCGGCGACCTGATGACCCCGTAACAATTTTCTGCAGGATGGAGCAGCTAGGTAGCTCGTCTGGCTCATAACCAGAAGGTCGCTGGTTCAAATCCAGCTCCTGCACCCAAATCTATGCCGTATGACATTGTGAAACTCCCGTCCGGCCAGTGGGCGAAGAAAAATCGCGCCACGGGAAAAATTATGAGCCGCCATGCCACTAAGGGCAAAGCAATCGGCTCCGCTCTTGCCGTCATGCACTCCGAGGGCGACAAGAACACAAAAGACTTCATTCACACCGCACACAAGGCCGGGAGGTAATTGGGGAAATCAAGGGGACGGGGTCTCTCGGTTAGCACTGGGAGACCCCTTTTTACTTTATGCAGACAGCTGAGTGGTATTTTCCAGGTAACTCAATCAAAGAATTCCACGCGACCAAGTGCCGTGTGCGCGCTCTCATCGGTGGTCGTGGAACTGGAAAAACCACAGCGATTGCGATGGAAGCAGTCGGCCACGGCTTCTGGAATGCTGGCGGCAAAATTTACATTCTCCGGAAGACTCAGGACTCGAACGAAGACACGACTCTCGAAACTTTTGAAAAGCAAGTGTTCCCGAAACTCGGCACCGCATACATGGACACAGGTGTCTCGCTCTTCAAGAAAATCGACGGTGGAAAAACTTATCGCATCCCGTCGAAGAAAGCCGTCGAGCTCTTCAACGCATGGAAGGCGATGAACCCAGCCGCGCCGAAGAGTGCAATCCTCCAATGGTTCGAAGCTGTCGGCAATAAGTTCTGCAGCTGGATTCAATTCGCCGGTGTCCCCGAGGAGCGCTACTCCGCAACACGGTTCAGGGGTTACGAGTGCTCAATGCTCATCTTCGTCGAAGCCGACCAGCTCTCGCGTGGTGACCTCGACCTCGGAGTCGCCTGCTTGCGATGGAAGGGCGCGGACCCGGAGACGTGTGACCCCCGTGGCTTCATCAAAGACACCTGCGTCATCCTCGACACAAATCCTCCTTCTCCGCGCCACTGGATTGCATCGTATGAAGAGGAGACCAAGGACGACGTCGCTGTTCGCTTCTGGCACATCCCGACAAAAGAAAACGCACACAACCTCCCGCCCAACTACGTCCAGGACCTGGAGCGGCAATACCGCAAGAACGCTGCGATGTATAAGCGGATGGTGCTCGGAGAATACGCCGAGGCCTTCAACGGCACCCCCGTGTTCTACGCCTTCGAGGAGCCGCACTCGAAAAAAGATTTGCCGTGGCCCAAGGGCGCATATCTGATTCGCTCGTGGGACTTCGGTGCGACCAACTCGTGTGTCTTCTCCGCCTACTGGACCGTGGGCAAGGACGAATACTGGTGGGACCTCGCGGAACAATTCTCGATGCAGTCCGACACCGACCGGCAGTGTAAAGCCGTCCTCGAAATCACGAACACAGTTTTCCCTTTCTGGAATGACCGCTCCGTCTGCAACGGTGTGAAGGATTATTGCGACCCAGCGGGCAACGCCAAGACCTCCCTCGGCTCCAACATCAAAGTGCTGAGCACCTACGAAATTTATCCTGGCTTCATGCGGATGGGTCTCTCGGAGTCAATCGCCGTCTACAACCGGCTCCTCGAAAAGAAAGACTCGTGGGGCAACCACATTTATCAAATCGACAAGGAGTGCTGCCCGATGCTTTACGTCGCGAGCCTGGGCGGCTACCGGTATCCTGTCGAGGGTGAGGCGGGCTTCGGAGGAGACGAGCCGCTCAAAGGACCGTCCGGCGGCAACTTCGACCATATCGCGGACGCATCGCGCTACGGCAAGTTCAACTGCTTGAAACTTATCCGCGCCGAGGTCGAGGGGAAAAAGGGTTTAACCGGTCCGCTCGACGTGAAGCCGACCCCAAATCGGGCTAAACGGTATTACTGAGGTTGCCAGAATCTGGAAACCTGCGTATATTGAGTTAAGGAGAATTTTCTATGCCCGATTTATCAATGCCAGCCGAAGCGCCCGAAATTAAGCCGTCACTCATGCTCGACGGTGACCAAGCCGAACCCTTCATGGATTACGACGTGGGCCACACTTGCCGAATCTCCGGAGATTTCAAAGTCGTTTCGAAGTCCCACAGCGAGCAATCCGGCCCGAGTATCCGCCTCGAAGCTACCGGCCCAATCGCCCCCGAGGGCTCCGCCGAGGAAGAGAACAGCGAGACACCCGCGCAAGAGTCCGAAGAGCCCGCTGACGAGGGTGAAGAGCCCGCTGACAGCGGCGACGAGGAAAAGATTTTGGGGTATAAGCGCCCCACGAAAGAAAACAAACCAGCCCCCGGCGCGAGTGCGAAGGACCTGGAGAGCTAATTTATGGCCCTCAATTATCTAGGCTCCGGAACTGGAGCGAACACGATGCCCTCAGCTGTCCCCGGAGCCAGCCAATCGGCTGACGCTATGGGCGCAATCAAAGGCCGAGGCACTATCGCTCCGAACCTCGCTGCTGCAATCCAGCAGTCGACTCCTGTGAGCAACCCGGGCCAGCCTGGACTGTTGCCGCCCGGGCCGCAGAATGTTTTGCCGCAATACACGGCAGTGACTCAGGAAGACGGCTCGATTCTGATGCACCTCAACAAGCCGGACGGCTCGCCCGGGCCAGTCGTGAAAGTAATTTCTGCCATCAATGCGGGCAAGCAGCAGAACGCTGGTCAACCAGGACAATAATTTATGCAGGACGTAATTTTAAAAGTAGAGGTTACAAACCCGAGTGACATCACCATCGGGACAATGGCGGAAACCGTTCTCGACGGCGCAGACGTGACGCAAGGTGCGTTGGCCGATGCCGCTGCGACGAACACCACTTCGTCCTGGTCAGTGGTTGCTCTGCTCAAGGGCATCCTCTCCAAGTTTACTCGGACCGAGACCGTCATCAAAGTCGTGCCGGTCATCACCACGACTCCGTATTCTGTCGGCGACTCTGTCGGACCGGCCCAGACCCTCACAGGCGCGCTTACCCCGAACGGTAGCGGTCTTCTGGAGTCCCTCGTGCTGCTCGACAAGTCCAACCAAAAAGTCGCTCTCGACGTTTTGATTTTCGAATCGAGTCCAGCCGCTGCGACCATCACGGACAATTCCGCCTTCGTATTCTCGACGGACGACCTCAAGGTCATCGCTCGCGTATCTATCGCGACCGGCGACTACGTCACGGTTGCCAGCGAAGCTGTCGCTGTGAAGTCGAACCTTCGAACCTCTTTGAAATCTTCTGGCGGCAACAACCTCTACGCTGCCGTCATCGCCTCGACCGGCTCAACCCCAACTTACGCTGTCGGCGCACTACAATTCGTCTGGGGCTTCTCCAGAGACTAAAGGACTTTTATGAGAAACTTACTCGCAACCGGCGACTTTCGCACCGGCACCCTCGACGTCAAAGTCGGTAACGGTGCGGGCACAGTCGCAACCTCGACAGACCTTGTCGGCTCCTGGGCACTCAACGTGGACGAGACCGATGTCGGGACGAACAAATATATTCGCATCCGCAACATCGGCGTTGCCGCCGCAGTGGCCGCGAGCAAAGTGACCGAGCCCCCTGCGGAAGTCATCGGTGATTCTCTTCTGCTTATCGACCTGGAGTCCGGCCCGCTGCGCGCCCCTGGCGTTGCACGCACCGGCTTCGCTCAGGTCACTCAGGTTGTGAACGCTTCGCCGAAGGCTCTGTCGAATCAAATCGTCGAGCTCAACTTTTTCGCCTACTCGTCTATCGCTGGGACCTTCGGTGTTCGCATCGCGAAAAGCAATGTCTACGCTGGCGGCACCCTCGCTGCTGACATTCTGTCTGAAGCGGTCCAGCTCAATGCCGGTTGGAATAGAGTCCGGCGCGTCTTCTTGCACCCGAACGTCCTCGACACCGACCCCATCAAGGGCGCGTATGTCAGCGGCTCCCACACCATTTATCTCGAAGCCGACCAGGGTGATTTCTCCCAGGTCAACATCAACGTCAACACCACGGTCGCAATCACCGGAGTTTTCTTCGGCCTTCAGGCGGATGCAGAGTTTGACCGCATCGAGGAAATCCTTCGTTTGAACAGCGGCACCCTGCCGACCGGCGGCACGGCTGGTCAGGTCGTTAAGAAAAATTCCGGCACCAACTTCGACGCGAGCTTCGTCAACCTCCTCGGAAGCGGAACCGAGACGACCACGACCGGCGCAATCGCCATCGACCTCACCCCGGGCAAAGAGTTTGACAGGGTGGTCCTAACCGGCGCGCCGACCTTCTCTACTGCCAACCGAGCGAACGGTCTCTTCAAGAGCATCCGGATTGACTCGAACGGCTCTAGCCGAGCACTCTCTTTCAACGCGAGTTGGAAATGGCTCGGGGCTGACTACTCTGCAGGCGTCACGCTCGCGAGTGGAAAAATCGCGGTGCTCTCGCTCACTTGTTACGGCACCGCTGAAACCGACATCGTCGCGGTCTTCGCGGCTCAACCGTAATGATTACGCAATCTGTCAACGACCTTCCGTTCATGGCTCTCGGCGACCAATGGGCTCGTCGAGTTGTGGTGAACGGTGGACCCATGCCGAGCGGTAACACGCTCACAGCACTGGCGTCATTCAATCTGGCAATCAGGGACATCAGGAGCCAAATCGTTGCGTGCAATTTCTTTGCTCCGGACAGTGTGATTGCCGCCCGGACTCCTCTCATCGTCGGTCCAAGTGGTGTCGACCCTTGGGACAATCTAGCTCATGACAACTACGACGGTCGAAGCGGATTGAACGGCTGGGCACTCAACATTGTCGGAGACCCGACACTTGTTGGCATTATTCAGCCGTCGCTTTCTGGCCTGTCGTTTAACAGTGCGGGCGTAGTGCTCTATGGCTACGACATCGCCGCTGACCCTCAGCACGCTATAGACTTCGGAGCCCTCCACGTTGCGACCGGTGACGGGCTCTACTTCGGCACCGCTTCTGGGAATAAAAAAACTCAAATCGGGAAAGTGCTCCTCACCGTAGCTGGCGCAGGAGCTAACGGCTTCTACTCCTGCCAGCGCACGGGTAGCACCAGCCTCAACATGTATTTTGCCAACAGCGGCAGCGCTCACGCATCTATCGGTAGCATCGCTACAGCCGAGACCGGGGACATTTCGAACCTCAACTTTTCAATGGGTATCGGAATGAACACAGACGGGACATTCGGCGAGGCACTGGGGCGCATCTATTCGTTCGCAGCCGTCACTACCGGCATGAACGCTACGGACAGCGGCACGCTCTACGCAGCGGTGCAGGCTCTGAGAACTTCTTTGGGTGGTGGGTTTGTTTAACGATTTATGGACTTATTACTCGCAAGGCGGATTGAGAAGGACAAGGATTTCCGAGCGAAGATGGTCAAGCTCGCGAAGGATTACTTGCGCCTGGGCCGAGACGCACTCGCGTATTGGTCGAATGAATTCGACGTCGCTTACGACATCCTGAACGTCTACGCCCCTCTCACGAAGAAGGACATGGACGCCCTGGAGCGCGGCAGTCCGAAGCGTTACATTTTGCCGATGACCTCGACGCAAATCGAGACGATGACAACTTACGTCTCGCAAGTGCTCTTCGGTCAGGCTACGCCCAATGCAGTGGAAGGCCGACGACCGGAAGACGAAATTCCTGCCGAGTTTGTGAACCAGCTCCTTCGCTGGAATTCTGAGCAGCAGCCTGGGGGCTCGTATCAGATGGGCTACCTCTGGACTAAGGACGCTCTCGCGGTTAACCGTGGCATCTTCTACAATTCTTGGAGACCGATTTTCCGTCCGCAGATGGTGCAGGAAGATGTGCCCATCCCCGACGAAACCGAGACCGACCCCGAGACCGGCGAGTCGAAACCGAAGACCTACCCGCGCACTCGACGGACGAATGTCGAAGTCGGCGGTTATAACAACATGGAGCTCGTCTCTCCCTACGACTGGATTTGCGACCCCGCTCTTCCTCTCTGGCGTATGCAGGAAATGCGCTTCGCCGGTCACCGCACAGTCATTCCCGTGACCGAGCTCCGCAGGCGCGCAAAACTTTCTCCAGACCATCCACAATATGTTCTACCATCCGCAGTCACCGAACTCGTCGAGAAGGCCAAGAAAGGTGTCGCGCAAGCTGACGCCGCTGTTCCCTCTCTTCCTGGCGTTCTACCTAACCCTGCAGAGATTCGCCTCTCGCGCACTGCGTATGAGCGCACCCGCGCACTACAGCCTACAGGCGCGTCTCAAGCCGACAAGAACGACACTGGGAACGTTGAATGTTGGGAGCTGTGGGTGCGACTCGTGCCTCGCGACAACGAGATTTACGCTGATGACGTGGGTGACGAGCCTGTAATTTTCCAGATTCTTATTTCTGGTGGTGATGTCCTCTTATCCATGACCGAGTCAACCTACGCGCACGGGATGTATCCATATTCTGTTGCGGAAGGTCGGCCTAACGCGCACTTCCAGTTTTCTCCTGGGTGGGTTTTTATGCTGAAAGGCATTCAAGACTACGTTGACTGGTTGAAAAACCGACACCAGGAAGCACTGAGCCGGACCGTGGGCAACATCTTTGTCTATGACCCCGCATGTGTGGACGTCTCCGACTTCATGAACCCCGACAAGGAAGGGCTGCTTATTTCTCTGCGCCCCGAAGCCGCCGGGAAGAAAATCAGTGACGTGTTCACGCAGGTCCCCATCAAGGACCTTACCGAAAACTTTTTAGAGGAAGCGATGGACTTCGTAAAATGGTCCGAGTCCGTCACCGCTGCAAATTCCAACATGCAGGGGGTTACACCTTCTGGTGACCAGAGCGCGACCGAATATGCAGGCACCCAGCAAATGAGTGCCGGACGCATGACTGCGCTCGCTCGTCTCCTCTCTGTCCAGGGCCTCGTGCCTCAGACCAAGCAGTTCGTTTCGAACTTTCAACAGTTCATGAACGATGCCCAGATGGTTAAATTCAAATCGACCAACGTCGAAAATCTTCCTCCAGCTTTAGCGAATGCCTACGCCATTAATATTTCCCGAGACACAATCGAAGGTGAGTTTGATTTCATCGCGCACGACGGAGCGCTACCTGGGCCTGACGGTCGCAAGGTCGCGGCTATTACTCGTCTGCTCGAAGCGGCGACAGCGTTTCCGCAGGTGTTTCAACCGGCTCCTGGCAACCTCGACCCACGCCTGCTTATCTTCGCTGCCGCGAAAGCGTCCGGTGTCTCTGTCGAAAATTTCGTCTACACTCCAGACCAGCTCGCAGCTGCACAGGGTGGGGCTCCTGGCGGGCCTCCCGGCGGAACACCTGCTGGTCCTGCAGGCAGTCCCGCAATGGCTGGCGCACCGGCTCTCCCGGTTCAACCGGCGGCTCAAGCACCTGGACCGACCCCGCAAGGTATCGCCGCTCCCGAGCTCCCGCCGTTAACGCTTCCTCGCGTTGCGGCTCCGCAGCCGAAGCCGTCTAACACTTGAGCTGTTTGACAATTAAAGAGGTATCGGGCTATATTGGTGTGTAAGTGGAAACGAGGTTTCATCTTGAAGGCATTAAGAATGAGGTCGAATCACGCTGGTGCGTTTTTCGTGACTCATCAATCAACTCATTTCTCCTGGCACACTTCGACCAGCGAATCGCCGAATTGGTTCGTTCGCTTGAGAACGTTACGCCCGAGGGGCTCGCAAGAGTCCAGGGAGAAATTGCAGAAGCTCGCAGGAGCAGAGAATTCCTCGCCCGAACGACAGTCGCACCCGCAATGTCCGAACTTATCAACAAACTGAAGGAAAAATAATTATGGCAGACGCAGCTACACTCGAAACGCCCGCAGCGGTTATACCATCACCTGCTGCTACACCGAATCTCCCCGTTGGAATTCCCGACCCTCCCGCTAAGTTAACCGTCCCGGCCAGCGCGCTAGGACTGGAAACTTCTCTGGACCCGAAACCTTCGAAGCCAGCGGAACCGGCGAAACCTGCAGAGCCCACCGAGACCGTTCCTGCATCGAAGCCCGCAGCTGCTGCCGCACCGGCTACCCCGGCGGCTCCTGCAAAACCTGCTGTTCCTGCCGCGCCCGAGAAAGTCAAAATCGGCGACAAGGAATACACCGTCAAAGAGCTCGAAGCCCTGGTTGCGAAACCGGCGGCTCCCGCGCCCGCACCGAAACCCGCAGCCGCGCCCGCAGCTCCTGCTGCTCAGCGTCAACCGACTCCCGAGGAGATTGCTGCCTCGAAGGCCGACGTCGCACAGCGCGAGGAAGCCTGGGTCAACAGCTTCATCAAGAAAGAAGCCATCAGCTTCCCCGTCACCGAAGACGAAATGGAAACCATTCTGTCCGGCGGCAAGGGTGCTGTCGAACTCTTCGGCCAGAAGCTCGCAACAGTTTCTGCCCGCACGGCGCTCCTCGCTCGCAAGTCGATGTATGAAGACCTGGAGCCGATGATTCAGAATCTGCAGACCACGCTGACCCCGCTCCTAACCAACCACCAGGACATCGCTCGCGTTGCTGCTGAGACGCAATTCAGCTCAGCCTTCCCGGACCTCAAGCCGCACATGAGCCTCGTTCGAGAAATCGCGCAAGGCCTCGAAGCGCAGTTCCCGCAGCAAGTCGCCGCGATGTCTCAGGACCAGTTCGGCAAGGAAGTCGCCGCTCAAGTCGACTCCATGCTGCAGACCGAATACAAGCGGTGGTTTCCCACTGCTACCGACACCTGGAGAGAGAAAGCCGCCCGCGATGTAGCAGCTGCCGCTGCCGCCGCGCCCGCCGCAGTCGTTCCCGCACCTGCCGCTGCCGCCGCGCCCGCCGCGCCAGCTAAGCCCCGGGTTCAAGCTCCTTCTGGAAATTCACCGGCTGCTATCGCGGCTGGCTCTACGCCCGACTTCCACAAAAGCGTGGCAAAAGATTTGCAAGACTAGTCGCAAAGACGGAGCTCCCGCTCCGGTCATCATCACAACCCCGCAGGTTAACCTTCGCCTGCGGGGCTTCTTTTTGCCCAGATTCAAAACCATTTTCTGCAGACATAAAATCCCAACCATTTGCCAATGCGTTTTAATCAGGCTATTCTTCCAGTGTAAGGACGACCTTCGTCCAATCGAAACAACCTAACAAGGGGACATAACTCATGAGCGCAGTAGCAGGATTACTTTCTCAAACCAACGTAAGCAATTCGTTGGACAATAAGGGCGACCTCGTCGGTGAATACCAGGAGAGCATCTTGGTCCGTAACAGCAAAGGCATGAATGCCGGTTCAACGCTGTTCGGGCTGATGTCCCGGTTGAAAGCCGAGCCCGCCGAAAACACCGAATTCAACTGGTTCGAACGCGACCCAGTGAAGCGGGAAATCTTCGCCGACCATACGTCCGGCGCAAACGCCGTTCCCCCTGTCTCTCAGGGCGTTTCTGGCACAATCGTTTTCTCAGCCGCCAGCGGCTCCTCGGTCGATGCTTGGCCCTACCTCATTCAGGGTCACATTCTGCGCAATGCGCGGACCGGCGAGTATATCGAAGTGACCGCGACCCCGACGACCAACACGGTCACCGTGGCTCGGTCGATTGACGCCGCGCCTACCGGTGCGACCGTCATCAACATCGACGACACCTGGAGCATCGTTACTGCTGGTAAAGAAGAGGGCGTGGTTCCTTCTCGCGGTTCCTACGAAGAGCCCACGGTTCTCACGAACTACGTGCAGACTTTCAACTCGGTCATCGAGCTCTCGAACGCTTTCAAAGCGAACAAGCTCCGCTCCGACCAAGCCGGTCCTCTGAAGGCTCGGCGCATCCAGGCCCTCGAACGTATTTCGAAGGACATCGAAGGCAGCTTCTTGCTCGGCCTGAAACGGCGCGCAACCGGCGCTTCCGGCGGCTACGAATATTTCACCGGCGGCATCAAGAATGCAGTCGACGCTGCTGGCCTCACGGTCAACGCACTCAACGGTAACGGCGGCTCGGGCACCTCGCTCGCGAACGTCAATGCTTGGTTGAACTCGTTCATGACTGTCGGCTCGGACGCGAAGCTCGCTCTCTGCGGCCCGACCGCTTACAGCGTGTTCAGCACTTTCGCCAACAGCGCGGCCAACGGGTTCCGTATCATGAACCAGGAAACTGTGTTCGGTATGAACATCACCGTGGTCAACACTCCCTTCGGTGAGCTCGACCTCGCGTTCCACCCGCTCCTCAAAGAAATCCCGACCTTCGTCGACTGGATGTTCGTTGTGGACTTGGCGCACGTCATGCAGAAAACTATGGAGCCCTTGTTCCTGGAACCCAACATCCAGACCCCGGGCCAGGACAGCTACAAGGAGCAGTTCCGGGCTAAGCTCGGTCTGAAGCTCCGCTTCGCGAACGCCTTCGGCTACGCGCAGTCGCTGCAGAAAATCACCTAAGCCCAATGGAGGCTAAGAGAATTGTAAGGGCGGAGAAGCTGGCGACCCCAGCCTCTCCAGAAAGAGAAGAGCTGGTTAGCCCACCAGCCGTCGAGCAAAAGCCTCGATGGAAGTTTGCGAAGCTGCACTGTGTAGGACAGGAGCTTGTTTTCAAGGACGGGAGCGCGTTTACGTTCCCTCTGAGACATCGCCAGGACCGGACCTTTAGTCCGTCTTCTGAGATTGTCACCGAAGACGAAAAGTTAGCAGAAAATTTGAGACAGCTACCCGCCGGTTATGGTGTGGTGGAAGTCCCAGCAAAGTAGGAGAGAAAAATTATGGCCGACAATGTTAAGCCCACGTTCGCGAAGGCAGATGTAAAATCTGGCCTCGACCACGAAACCTATGCCTCGAAAGTCCTGGACGGTATCCCTGACAAGAAAGCCGTCGAAGCAATCGAGAAAGAGAATTCCGTGAAGCGGGGTCCCTCGGACCTCCATTAAGTGGCCACGCGCCTCTGAAGACAGTTTTCATCGCCGAGAGGTGCTATGCAAGTAGCGCTTCTCGGTTTTTTGCGTTATAGTATTGTATGAACTTCGCTGACATGCAGGCAGCGGTAAAGCAAGGTGTTCTCCGCAACGATTTGTCCTACGACGGATTCGTTAACGCCGCTCTCCGCGAAATCCAAAATCGCCGCTCGTGGTCCTTCATGCGGACCCGGGCCACGGTCACACTTCTCGCCGGTCAGACTTCTGTCGCGCTCCCAGCTGACTACAAGGAGCTCCAGAACGTCCGGCCCGCAGTCACCCTGGCGATTCAAGACCCTGCCGTCCCTGGTGGAGCTGTCGCCAAGCCGGTCAATGTCGTCACCGAGTCCGAGCAGGTGCGCTCCGCCTGGAACTTCGACATCACGATGTTCCCTCTTATGTCGGTGTTCCTCACCGAGGAGAGCGACCTCACCACTTACGGCACGCAGGTCAAGACCCTCGGCATCGTCATCCCTGGCACGCAGGACTTGGTTTTCAATGTCCGCTACTACAGATTTTTCCCGGACCTCGTCAACGACAACGACACGAACCAGTTCATGATTCAGTATCCTGAAATGGTCGAGCTCAAGGCGAAGACAAAAGCTTTCAACCGAATCAACGACCCAGCCGCTGGTCAAACCGAGCAGCTCTTCGGAGAGCAGTTCGGAGTTGCTATGCGCCAGGACGCTTACAAAGACACAACCGGCAGAGAAAATAGGATGTAAAATTATGGCTCTTTTTCCCGACTCAATTCCAGCCGACACAGACCCAGTAAAACTCGGGGCCTCGGCGATTCGCGCTGTCAAGACGGCTCTCAATGTCATCTTCAGCGTTTTTCTGAATGACGACGGCACCTTCAAGAACAACGTGGTGACCGGCGCGGCTCTCGTCGACGCAACCGTCACGCCCGCCAAGCTCACTGCCGGTGTAGGCACACTGTTCCAGGTTCCTACAGGGGCTGTCCTGGAGTTTGCAGGCTCTGCAGCTCCCACCAACTATGTTCTGTGCGATGGAGCCAACTACGACGGGACTGACCCGACGTATGCCGCGCTCTTCGCAGTCATCGCGACGACCTACGGAAATTCCGGGGGCGCGAGTCACTTCAATGTCCCGGACCGGCGCGGTCGTGTTGCCGTTGGCCTCGACGGTGGAGCGGGCCGAACCCCAGCTATCGCTGCCCTCGGCGATTCAGCCGGTGTAGATTCTGTCACTCTGTCTCCGAGTCAGCAGGGCAGCTTGGACATTAATATCGAGGAAGACGACGGTGATGCACAGACCGGTGGTCGTGTGTCTCTCGAAAAACTAATCGTGAACGCACACAACTTTGGCGACGGCTCGGGGACCGGCGTCACCAACGTCAAGCTGAAGGCCGACGCTGCTTCGCACACGAACTTGCAGCCGTCCTTCGGTTCTAACTTTATCATCAGACTCTAATGAGACGCGCAGACCCAATCAGCGTCCGAGTCCGGGCTCCGTCGCGTGGACTAGTCACACGCTTTCCTCACGAGTCCGCAGACATGTATCGCCAAGGCGACATGCAGCGCACCGCTACGGACGCGCAGAATGTCCGCTATGAAGACGGAGTGACCAAGAACGCTCCTGGTTACACCCAGGCCCAGGTAGGCTCCCTGGTGACCGGCCTACTGGCCCACTGGCGCATGGAAGAGGCCAGCGGCACACGCATAGATGCGTCCATTAATTCCTATGACCTAGCAGAGTCCCCCGGGAACAACGACGACGTTGTTCCTCCTATTGTTCACATCAATCAGGTGGGCGGGAAAATCGGCAAAGGTGCGCAGAAATTTTCCGGCTTCGTCCCGGCCAGCTACACCTCGTATCCGTTTCTGCACACCGAGGCACCAGCTCTCGTGCATTTAGCCAGCGCGCCTTTCACCATCGCTGGGTGGTTCTACGTTGGCTCGGTATCTCACACCTCGACTCTCTTTTCTTTCCCTGGTGCAAAGCTGGAGTCGGTCAGTGGTTTCATCAGAGGAACTTTTTTCAAGTCCACTCCTACGGCTGGGTTCGTGACCAACACTTTTTCTAGTGCTGGCTTCATGCCTCTCGCCACTTGGTATTTCATTTCCCTGACTTACGATGGGGCGACGGTAACGCTCAAAATCAACAACGGCACCGCTTCGACTTTCTCTGTAGTCCTCGGTGCTGCCGGTCCCCAGACGGTAACTGTTTTTGACGCTGCAAACTCCGAGACCGTTGCGGCAGACTCGATGTCCGTTTTCAATCGGGTCTTGAGCGGAACGGAGCTGACCACGATTTACAATGCGGGCACTGGCCTCGACTTCCCGTTCAACGCCGGGGCCTACTCTCTTTTGTATCAGGGCAACCTCATCGGCTCTGTGCCGACTCCTCTCATCGGAGCGCACGGTGGTCTGGTAGAATCTCTCGACCGCTCTTTTACTAGTGGGGTGTTCTTCCTCACTCCAACGAATTTGTTCAGCGGGGCTACGCCGACCACAGGCTATCCCTGGACAGCCACAGACTTTTTCGACACCATCCTCCTGGCGCAACACGACAACCCAGCGCAGTATTGGACCGCTCCCCTTCCTAATGTTTGCCAGCCGATTCCGGGACTGCCGTCAGCAGACTCGCAATGGGACGGAGTCGAAGCCTTCTTCGGTCATGCCCTTCTGTGGAAAGACGACCGTCTCAAATGGTCAGACAAGGACGACTACACGAACTGGATTCCGGTCGCGCAGACCGCTGCTTCTGCAGTGTTCGTCCTCGACACCCCTGGCTACGTTCAACCGGCCACTGGCGCGACTGTAGCCATTCCGGTTACCACGGACCCAGTTGCTGCTGGCATCGTCGTGGGTCAGTTTATTTTTGTTCAGGACAATCGCGGTTCGGGAACTGTTAACCAGTTCTACAACTACTATCAGGTCACTGCGGTCGCGACCGGACCTAACGTCATCACCGCTCGTCTGCAAGACCTGACCGGACACACGACCACTGGTCTGACTATCGCTGCCGGTCAGCAGCTCTTCACGGTCGATGCGAACGAAGCCGGGGAGACCCGGGTAGTCGGCTCGAAGATGAACGGAAAGATTTTCAAAATCATCGCGATGGGCGACTACGCCTACATTTTCAAAGAGCGCTCGATTCAGTCAATCCAGTATGTCGGCCTGGGGTCCGGGACGTTCTTCATCCATCCCGAAATCAGCGATGAGGGCGCGCTCTCGCGCACTGCCGTCCTGAATCTCGGCGACGGTCGAATTGTTTTCCTCGGCCACAAAGAGCTCTACCTTTATACCGGCGGGCCTTCTCCTCAGCCTATCGCTACTCAAGTCACTCGGCAGGTGCTGAAAGAAATTGACCGCACTCGCCTGAACGAAATCGTTATGGTGCATAAAGAAATCCGGCACGAGGTCTGGATTTCCTATCCCATCAACGGTGGACAAAAGACTCTCATTTGGAATTACGTCGAGGACACCTGCAGCTTCGACTACTACGACAGCTCGGTCAGGGGCATCAGCGCGGCTTCCGATGTCGACTTCTCGGTCGACCCGCCGTGGAATTCGCTGCCCGAGTCTCTGACCTGGGACACGATGGACCCGACACTCAACTGGCTCAGCTTCGCCGGTTCGAGCACCGACCGAGTCCTTCTGCTCGGCTTCGGCGACGGAGAAATTGTCATTTGGGGATTCGGCAATACCTTTAACCGAAACGGCAGAGGCTACAAGTGTCTGTCCGAGACACAGGACTTTGACCTGGGCGAGCCAGACATCTGGAAGTATGTCGATGTGGTCGTCATCGGCCTAACTATTTCTGCCGCGACGAATCAGACTCGCACGCTCTATCTCCAAGTGGGGCAGCGCGCCGGTCTAGGCACTCCGGAAGACAGCATCTTATTCACTGACCCATTCCCTGTGAGTGTGTCGGGCAATACCAGCGACGTCGTCAGGATTAACCCTGGCGGGGCCGGTCGCTATCTCAGGCTCCGCATGTTCTCTCAGGACGCCGACGTAGAGTGGGCCGTTTCCAGTTTTGAAATTCACTGCCGACCCGGAGGGACCTACTAATGAGCGAGCTCGGAAATATTATTCTGCCGCCCACTCCGAAGCTAGGCTCTCTTAGCCTTCCGGAGTATCAGCAGAATGTGTCTCTATGGACCCGTCAAGCCGAGCAGACCGTTCGGCAGATTGAACGGTTCCTCCGCTCTCTGTCTACTACCGGCGGCTCGGGTCTCCCTCCCGGCGGAACGACCGGCCAAGCGCTGGAGAAAAATTCTTCCACAGATGGCGATGCCAGCTGGAAGACCTTACACGAGCTACCTATTGGTGGAGCATCCGGCGAGGTCTTGACCAAAAATTCTGGAACGGACTACGATGCAAGCTGGCAAGCAGCCGCCTCGGGTCTACCTACTGGGGGCACGACCGGTCAGGCATTGCGGAAGAACTCTTCCACTAATTTCGATGACAGCTGGCAGGATGTCCACGAGGTTCCCACCGGCGGTTCTACCGCTCAGGTGCTCAGCAAAAATTCTGGGACGAACTATGATGAGGGCTGGAGGGATGTCCACGAGGTTCCTGCCGGTGGTTCCACCGCTCAGGTGCTCAGCAAGAACTCCGGGACGAACTACGACGAGGGCTGGAGGGATGTCCACGAGGTTCCTACCGGCGGCTCGACCGGTCAGGCACTGAGGAAAAATTCTGGAACAAATTACGACGAGGCTTGGCAGGATGTCCACGAGGTTCCTACCGGCGGCTCGACTGCCCAGGTTCTCAGCAAAAATTCTGGGACGAACTACGACGAGGTCTGGAGAGACACGCACGAGGTCCCTGCCGGTGGTGCGACCAATGAGGTGCTGACCAAGAACTCTGGAACGAACTACGACACCGTCTGGGCAGCTCCCACTATTTCCAGCCTTAGCGCTACCAATGTGCTCCAGGTTCAGGTATTCTCTTAAGAGGGCTAATTTATGGCAACGTTCACAAAACAACTCTTGAGTGGGAGCACCAACGGGAAGCAGATTAAGGTGACTGCAATCACCAGCGGCACCGCGCAGACAATTCATACCGCTGTGTCCGGGACATCTGCCCTGGATGAAATTTGGCTCTATGCTTACAACCACTCCACAGCTCCCGTGGTCCTGACTGTTCTGTGGGGAGGGACGACCGAGCCCGACAACGAAATCAAAATGACCATACCGGCCCAGGCTGGCCGCATCGAGCTCTTCGACGGTATGCTTCTGCAAAACTCTCTCATCGTCAAAGCCTACGCTGACACTACCGCTGTCATCAACCTCGACGGTTTCGTGAACAACATCGCATGAGCACTTTTGGAAGAATTCATTTTCTTAGGCGTCAACGTCGCTTCTCTCTCGGTGAATTTCCTTCCCCGAGCATCGGGGCCTTCGAGGACTTCGAATCGCAGAGATTGGACTATGGCGGGCCTGAAAGAGGCTGGGCCGGTCCTGGTGTAGTCTACACCTACGCCGCTCTGGTAGCGTTCGAGAATTACGAGACCAGCACACTCAACTCTACTATCCTGCCCGTCTTCGGCTGGGCATCAGGGGGCGTAGGGACACCTCCGTCCTTCTCTGTCCAGCCCACCGCTTCAGTAGGTGCGATGGCTGGTGACAACATCATAATCACCGCGACTGAAATCAATGGCGCTGCGCCGGTCACTTTCCAGTGGCAGAAGAATGGAGTAAACTTGAGCAACGGTGGCGTTGTCTCCGGTGCGACCACTACGACTCTCACTCTCACCGGTATTAGCACAGGCGATTACGGCAGCTACACCCTGATTGCAACGGACGCCGCCAGCGCGTCAGCTACATCGACTGCTTGTGTGGTCACGGACATCACCAGCGACTGGGTGACTCGGGTAGTTGCAGCCGGTGGAGCAACGCCTAGTGGGGCAACTCAGACCGCTCTGACTACGTTCATGAACGGTCTGGTCACCGACAGCATCTACACTTCGATGAAGGGTGTCTGCTGCTTTGTGCCAGACAGCCTCATTGCTTCAATCACTCCTCTCATCAAGGGCACGGGTATCAGCCCTTGGACAAACCATAGTTTTGTCTTGGGCGACCTATCCCTCAATGGTCTCAAAGGCAACGGCTCTTCTAAATATTTAGACACCGGCATTCTACCCAATCCGACCTTCGCCAGTGACAATGACGGAGCTCTGACGGTCTATAACTATTCCGCAAGCACTAGCGGTATCATCGACCTGGGTTGTGAGGGAAGCGCTTTCAACGTCAATTCGTTCCACCTTTACGCTCCTTGGAGCGATGGAAATATTTACAGTGACATTTACGGAGCCGGGACGGGGCGTATCGCTGTCGCCTATCCGGCGGCTACTGGGTTTGTGTCATCCAACCGCACTGCGTCCAATGCTCATGCGGTCTATAAGGGTTCGTCAAATTTCCCGCACTCCACTTTGGTGACAGGTTCCGGTGTCTCAGACCAGACCAGGAGCTCAACCCGTTCGGTTTACTGCTTTGGTTCGAACGCCAACGGAACCCCGGCAGGTTTTAGTAATAGGAGAATGTCCTTTGCCGCTGTGCATGGCGGGTTGTCTTCGGGGCAGTCGGCAAACTTATTCACTCGCGTCCATCAAATGCGGAAGGACCTTCACGGTGGTTATGTGACCCTGTCTGGAAACGATTGCGTCGACGACTGGGCTCTGCGCGTGGTCGCAAACGGCGGGGCAGCTCCGAGTGGCGGCACCGTGACTGCTCTGAAAACTTTTATGGCCGGACTGGCTACCGATGCCATCGACAATAAAATTCTGTCCTGCAACTGCTTTGTCCCCGACAGCTTAACTGCGGCAATCACTCCACTGATTAGCGCGCTAGTCGGTGCATTCAACGACCCTTGGACTAATACTAACTTCGTGGGCGGAGACCTGACCGTCAATGGTCTCACTGGCAACGGTTCGAATAAGTGGTTGAACACGGGGATTAAGCCCATCGTCGCAGGAACAAACAACATAGGCCTAGCTGTCATGATGCCCGCGACTGGGTCCAACGGTGCAGTTATGGGTAGTTGGGACGGAGCAGGCGCAACCTCCCGTCTGACTCTATCCTGTAAGTTCAGCGACACCTTCTTCTACAGCTTCGATGGTGCGAACGCGAACTTAATCGGCGGCACCCTATCTCCAGGCATAGGCTTCTACGCGAACAACCGGACATCCTCGACGGACCACCGAGTCTGGTTTGCGAAGACGGGCTCCGCTTTCGCGCAGATTAATGCGACAGACACAACGAGCTTCACCGGCACAGCGGTAGCTACTAACCCCATGTCGGTGTTTGCACAAAACGGTAACGGGGCGAATAACTCTTTCTGCTCGGACACTCTCTCGTTCGCGTGCTTCCATTTCAACATGTCGTCCACTGACCTATCTAATCTCTTCAACCGAGTGCAGACGCTGCGCGTGGCACTAGGTGGAGGCTCTGTTTAATTTTATGTCACTATTCGTCTCAAGAACTTTTGCATCGGGCGCAGACATCGCACTTCAGCTCGGCACCGAGGAATGGGCGCGCACTCTTTCCATCGGGAATTTCTGGACTAAAATCCGCATCGGCTGCATGTTGGCAATCAATCCTGCTGGAGTAGCGAGCACTCCGACTCCTTCTGGGCCTACAATCGGCATGTGCTCTGGCATCGGCTCAACCTATGGAATGGTGAGCACCAATAACTTCGTAGGAGCTTCGTCTGCCTTAACAATAGGAGGTTTTTATGCTGCTGGAACAGGCGGGGTTCAGCCGGTCTTCGATTGGAACGGCGGCAACTTCGCTCTTACGAAAGTCGGGACCACCGTTAGCTCGGTTTCTTTGGGCGGAGGTTGGAATGCTGGCATCCCTGTCCAGGGTGTCGGCACGCAAAGACACTGGATTATTTTGGTGGACATCCTGAAAGGGACTCCGAACTACACGGTGACGCATTGGGCTCAGGACCCTCCGGCTCACGGCGGCTCGACCGGCGTTGACCAAACTACTGCGGACTTGCTTTTTGCTATGTCCCAAACCGGCGCGATTACTTTTCCGAGCAATGGTGAGCCCTTGCAGACGCACTCAGTTGCCATTGCAGCCAGCGAAGCAACCGGCGCTTTCGACACGGTGAACATTCACTGCAATCTCTCGGGCTTCCCGATGGAGATTTACTCAGTAGCGGTTCAGAAGATGTCGTAAGCCTTTTTGTGTGCTACCTTATACTGTGACTGTTCTCGAAGCACTGAAGGAAATCTCGAACGGCAACGAAGATGCCCACCGCTTTATGCGGGCATTTTACGTGTGGGTCCAGGTCCAAGATGACCTCTTCGACCGGGACCAGGATGTGACTGCCTCGCAGCTGGTGAGCGCCAACATGGACCTGCTCATCGAGGTCAGCCAGAACAAGTTTTACCAGGAGCACCGCGCAGTTTTTCTGCCGGTCATTTTCAGCTCGTCCCTGGCTTGGGTCTCGTCCGAGGACTTCAAGAAACGGGACAACGCCCTGGACCGGCTATCAAGCCAAGTGATTAAGAGCCAGTATCAGGACGTTTTTATCCAGGTCGCGCTCCTCGTGGGCGGAATGGACTTTTGCCTCGCGATGCAGGCGAAATACCGCAGTTATTACTTTGACGCCACTTCTTAGCTTTGCCAAAAGGGCTTAAACGTGGTATCTTAAATCAATAGGGGAGCCTTATGCCTTTTTGCAATTCGACACAGAAATATACCGACCAGCCGCAGGTCCTGGACACCATGACGGGTCAGGGCCAGCAACAGCGCTCGAACATCTACAGCCAGCTCGACCAGAACAAGGGCGCAATCAACGCTGGCACCCAGGCTTACGCTGGCGGGCTCAAGACCGCTGCAGCCGACCCAGGCTGGGCAACCGCTGCCGCTGAAGCTGGCAAGACCGCTGGCGGAAGCTACCTCAGCGGCTCCCCTCAGCTCAAGGCCCAGCTCGACGCGAACTACAATCGCGCCCTCTCCGCTTCTGCAGACCAGGACGCCCGCATCCGTTCCCAGTTTGCGCGCTCCGGAATGAGCTTCTCCACGGCGAACCAGCAGGCCCAGGAAGCGAACCGCGCTGCCGCTGCCGGTCAGGCGCAAGGCCAGAACGCTCAGGTCATCGGCCAGAATTACATGGCCGAACGTCAGCTGCAATCGCAGGCTCCGCAAGCGCTCGCGACCGCAACCGGCGTCCCGCTAAGTTATTTGGGAGCTGTCCCAGGCGCATACATGAGCCCGCTGCAAACGCAGGCCGGATTAGTTTCAGGACTTTCGACCGGACAGGTTGCGACACCGAGCACCGCTGTCTACAATAAACCGGGGCTCGCGCAAGAGTCCGGGCTCACGAGTTTAATCGGCAACCTGTAAAAAATTTATGGCAATCTCACTAGGATTCGGACAAGGAAACAAGGACGCCCCGATGTCTGGCTCGACCGGCGGAGGCAGCATTCAACCTAAGCTTCAGCTCAATCCCCAAGGCAAGATGGTGACCGATGGCTCGGGCGGGTTCTTGAACTATTTGCACGGACTGATGCAGCAGCCCGCTGTCGCTCCCGCCAATCAGGCTCCGCTCGCACCCCCTGCCACAGATGGCGGAGCCGGGGGTCCAGGCGGCTCCAATACCAGCGGAGCTGCCCAGCAAGGGACTAACGCTGCCGCTGGTGCTCTGGCTGGTAAAGCAGCTGGCGCGGCTCTCGGTGGTGGTCTGTAAAATAGGAGAAAAGTTTTATGGCAAGCGCTACAGGTTTCGGAACGCCGACCCCTCCTCAGTGGACGGGGGTGCAAACTCTTGTCCAGAATTGGCTGAAGTCCAAGTCGCCTGAGTATATCGCGCAGCAGGCCCAAATCCAAAAAGAGAACGAGTTCCGCCAGCACAACCAGGAGCTAGCCGACAAACAGTTTCAGGACACTCACGCTCAATCCGGCCTTGCTCAGGAGACCGGCCAGTTCAATCTGAATAACGCGAAGCGTCAGTTCCATCTGATGACTTACGACCCGCAGGGCGCATTCGGAAACGACGAGAGTGTTCCCTCGGGCAATGACGTAGGCCAGGAACAGGCTCCGCCCCCGCCCCAGGCTGGCGCGACCGCTGCCGCTGGAGAGCCAACCTCTTTCCAAAATCCGCAGCAGGCCTCGGCGCAGTCGACGACCACTCTGCCGAAATCTGATGCGACCGAGACCGCGACTTCCCCGAGCACCGAGGGAGACAACGGTTTCGATTACAATATTTACGGCTTCAAAGCTGGCACCGGTCACCCTGGTGATGTCAAGGCCAGCAACCCGAAGACCACGTTCGCGAAACCGAACCGGCAAATCCCCGCTCTGAAGGGCGACCAGAAAGCAGCCAACTCTCTGCCCGATGTTCCGAGCTCTGGTGTTCCTCAGCCGGACAGTGCGAGCCTCGGCTCCGCTTCTCGGCTCAACGCTATCCCTTCTGCAACGACTGCCTCCAGTGCTTCTGCTGGTGGTGACGCTGGCCCGAGCACCGATGCAATGCAGTTCGGAATTCACGGCAAACCTTTTTCGGCAGCTGCCGCAGCCGCGCAGTCCGCTTCTCATGATGCTTCAACCCCGTGGGATGAGCTCTCCCGGAGCGAACAGAAAAAAGTCATCGCTGGTTACCAAAAGGGAGCCCCCGGAGGGACCACAGTTTCTCCGACCGAGGCAGTCCGCGCTTACCGTATGCAGCAGTGGGCACGCTCGGGAATTTCCACTCCTCAAGGAATGTATGCGGACGAAATGACCGTCGACCCGAGCACCGGCCTGCCTACCATCAAATACAAAGCGAATCCTTTCGCTGGAGAGGGCGACGAAGGCGGGGGCGGCATGGCTACACCTGCCGGTCTGGAAATGGCCGGGAAGGTCGACTCTCTCAACAAGGCAATCTCTGGCGACGAGAACATGAAGTCTGCCCAGAATGTCATCAAGGCCTACGGCAACATGCTGCATCAGGCCGAGCTCGCGAAGACCTCGAAGGCTCCCGGCGTAAACGACCGGACCCTGGCGCAGCTCTACGCACAAACTTTTGCTCCTAACGCGAAATTCAACGAAGCGACCCAGGAGTTAGTCGGTGACACCCACAACATCATCGACGCAATCAAGCAACCACTTTATCACGCGCTGTCCGGGCAGACTCTTTTGCCCGAGCATCGAGAAGCCCTTCTCGAATCAGCGCGGCTTAATGCGCAAGCAGCTCACAGCGCAGCAATACAGAGCACTCAGGCACCTCGCTCGCTCGGCGAACTGGCACTTGGAAAGAAAAGAGCCTTACGGCTCATGACCCAAGTTCCGGAACTCCCAGGAGAAGCAACTGGAACTTCGCCTCGTGTCGGCAACGGCACCGTCGAAGGCTCCGCTGGCTCTGGTCAGAATAAAACTCTGGATGCCGCCACGGCTCAGAAGTTCATTGACCAAGCCAAGGGAGACAATGCTAAAGCGAGACAGTTAGCCAAAAGTGCTGGTTATGCCATCTAGCACTTTATGTCTGACATCTTCGACCAGCTAAATCCTGGAACTCTCCAGGGCACAAAGCCTACTCCTAGCAAGGGTCTAAAGTTCAACGACTCGTCTGCCGCCGGTGCTCCGCAAGCACCGCAAGAGCAGCAACAGGTCGCTGCGACTCCCTCGACCGGGGACATCTTCGACCAGATTAATCCTCAGCAGGACATCTTCGACCAGCTCAACCCCGGCGATGCCCACTACCGTCAGCTCTACTCTCAGCAAAAGAACCAGGGCCTCGGCGATGTAGCGAAGGGCGCGTGGGAGGGAGTCAAGTCCCTCGCCAAGATGGCTACCGGCGGAGCCGCAGAGCTCGGGCAATCCTACGGCGACATCGAATCCAGTGCCGAGCGAAATCCTCTAGGCTTCCAGGAATCAGAGGGAGCGCGCAGGCTCCGCGCAACGGCTCTCGAAGGCGCAGCGACGACTGGCCGAAACTATTTGAACATGGTCTCGCACGACATGCCCAATGCCGAAGACCTCGCCAGTGGTGTTGCCGGTGGACTAAACCCTAGCACTCTTCTGAGTGCCCAGGTTCATCACGAGATTAATAAGCCCGGGGGCATGGTCCGAAATCTTTTGAAGAAGGCCGGAATAATTAATCCGACCCCGGAACAGGAAGAGGCCGAGTATCAAACTTGGAAGAGAGCTCAGCAAGACAAAGACGAGCTCGCAAAAACTCCTGCTGCCCCTGCTGCTCTTCAGCAGCTCGTGTCCGGCGGAGCCGAGTCGCTCCCCAACTTGACCGGCGCAGTCAGCATGGTCGCGGACCCGCTCAACTATCTCAGCTTAGGTGGAGCTCCCGCTGCCCAGGCCCTTCGCAAAGTCGAGGCCGGTATAAAGACAGCGAGCGCTGCCGAGAAGGCCGCGCAGGTCGCTGGCAATGTCATGAAGACAACCGGCCACGTTCTGGAGAAGACCGGAGAGTTGCCCGAGACACTCGCTCAAAAAATCACCGAGGGAGCTCTCGGACCCCAGGCTGGAGAGGCCGCGAAGAAGCTCGGTGCTTCTGTCGGACCTATTTCTGCTGTCACTGCTGTCATTCACGGCGGGGCACCTGAAATGGTTATGGCCGGTCTCGAAGGTGCGAAGCGCACCGGTAAAGCTCTGCAGGGTGCTGGCGAGGCTTCTGTGGCCTTGGCCGAGGCTGACCGCAATAATCCTTTTGGTCGTCTCGCTGCCCTGGCGAAAGATTCTGATGCCCCGGAGTGGATGCGCTACGCTGCGTCCTCCCGCCTAGTCAAAGCCGCAGCCCCGGCTGTCCGAGCAGTTGGCGATGTCGCCGCTGGCACCCTCCACGGCGCAGCTATCGGAGCCGCTCTCGGTTCTGCCAATGCCGACACCCCCGAAGAGTTTGGACAGAGCGTTGGACAGATGGGCGGGTTCGGCGGAGCCGCTCGTGCTCTGACCTTACCGGCGCAGAACAGAGCCCGTGTCATGCAGAAGATGTCGGACGCTGCTGCTGAGCTCTATCACCAGCACGTCAGCGAAGGCGTGTCGCCCGAGACCCTCAAGAAAGTTGACGACTCGACGATGATGAACGCTGCCGCTGCGCAGAAAATGTTCGGCGACGTCAAGGTCCGGTTCCTCGATGGAGAGAGCGGGCAGTTTGCTGAACAAGCGACCAAGTCGGATGCCTCAGCGCAATCGGCTGGTTTCTGGGACCCGACCGCTCGAACAATTTACCTGAATGCCGACTCTGGCCGAGGAGCCGACACAACTCTTTTGCATGAGCTCACCCATCCTCTCTTCGATTCTGTGGTCGCGAATCGCCCGGAGCTTAAGGCGCAAATTGATTCGTCTCTTCAGCGCACTGGAAAAACGCTCGACCAAGCGAAGCGCGACTACGTCGAACAAATCGTAGGCGAGAAGGGCTTCACCAACCGAGACGACTTCGACCGCGCTGTCACCCAATACATTGACCGC